CAAAACTGTGAGCAAGGCCGTAAGTGTGACTGTGGCGGTAGTAAATCAGATAGAGCAGTGGTAATTGTAGTAACGTTGCTACTTATAGCTATTGTTTCCATGTGTTTCGGGTTTTATAACCTTTTAAGTGGAAACAAAGGGCAAGAGTGCGCAGTTGAGGTGCAGTTTAGCAATGGAGTTAAGGCTACTTATCTTGGGACTTCAGTTTAGTCGCTACTATATTGCAAAGTGGTTCAATAAAGTCGCATATATCACTTTTTTGAGTTTAATTCTTGCGGGACAAAAAAGTTTGTGTTGAATAAACGGTTTAAAATTACACACAAGTCTACACTATTAGTTTAGTTTTGAACTAAAAGCGCTCACATAGTGTACAAACAGACAAAAATGTAAACCATAGGATACAGATATGAAAATAGAATTGATTGGTGACTTGATTGACCAGCCCGACGGCAGTGCAATAGCTGAACTGGATGTGGACGAGGAAGGTAAAATGTATCTAATGCAACAAGGCTTCGAGTATCTAATACTAAAGGGTATCGAAGCCGCTAAGAAGGAGAAAGAAAATGGCATCACGAAATGATGTAACAGGCGACTTAATTAAGAGTCGAGTAAACAACAAACAGTTCGAGGACAACTTCGATAACATCTTTAGGAAAGACAAAGACCCACTGTGTGATGTGTGCGGTAAGAGTTTGGCAGGCACTAAAGAGTGTGCGTGGACGAGTTGCCCCCTTAACTGGGACGAGGGTAGAGCCGATATTATAGGTCAGAACGGTAACATAGGATATGAGGAAGAAAAGTAATGAGTGATGACGCAGACTTAGCACAGTCGCAAATGGAACGTGAAGAAGAAATCCGTAAACGATACAAACCTAGTCCTGTAGCTGAAGTGCAGGCTATTGGTTTTTGCTTAAATTGTTCCGAGGCATTACCAAAACATGTGCGGTGGTGCAGTCAAGATTGTCAAGAGGATTGGACAAGGAGAAAAAATGCGAACATGTAAAGTATGTAATGAGGCAAAGGAAGACTCCGAGTTTCATGCCAACAACATAACAGGATGGAGTACCCGATGCATCATATGTAGGAAACGTAAGTCTAGAGCTAAAGCCATGCATAAATACCGCGAACTGCAAGTCCTAAAGCAAGGGGCATCCGAAGCCATCAAAGCGCGGCAGGCTCGCAGGCTAGAAATTAAACTAAAAAACTTGCGCAGTGAATACAAAAGGTTTACTCTGATTAACCGAGATAAGATTAAGCAGTTACAGAACAAAGCAAACAATAGCAACCCAGTTGACATCCGCACTACCAATGCGCTCAACCGTCGGTTAGCAAAACAAGCGTTAGTGGAAGCGATGTATCAAGGACAGATTCAAACCGTGATGCGTGGTGAAACCCCCCTAACTATAAATGATATATGGAGAAATGAGTATGGCGATGACACCCGAGAAGAAAGTCAAGAAACAAATCACAACAATACTGAATGAGGCAGGGGTGTATCACTTCTCGCCTTACATGTCGGGAATGGGTAGGGCAGGTATCCCCGATATCATCGCTTGTTTCAAGGGACGCTTTATAGCAATCGAGGCAAAGGCAGGGACAAATAGACCTACCCCACTACAAGACCGTGAGATTCTACGGATACAACAAGCAGGTGGGCATGCGATGGTGGTGAACGAAAGCAACCTTGATGACCTTAGATTTCTGATTACCCATTTGACAGGAGATAATGCGTAATGGACATCATCACACTAGACTTTGAAACCTACTACGATAGGGCATTCAGTCTATCTAAAATAACAACCGAAGCATATATCCGCAGCCCCCAGTTTGAAACGATTGGGGTAGCCGTAAAGGTAAACGATAATCCTGCTGTGTGGTACTCGGGTACTTATAAAGAGCTTAAAAGCTATCTCGAGGAATATGACCTGCATAAACATGCAGTATGCGCACAGAACGCGCACTTCGATATGGCTATCCTCAACTGGATATACGGCATACGACCCGCAAAGATACTTGATACGCTGTCTATGGCTAACGTGCTACATGGCATCAATGAATCAGTATCACTCAAAAACCTAGCTAAGCTATATGGTATCGGCGAGAAAGGCACAGAAGTCCTTAACGCGCTAGGCAAACGCAGGCTAGATTTTGACCGTGAGGAACTTGCTAGGTATGGCGAGTATTGTATTAACGACGTCGAGCTTACATACACACTGCTCACTCACATGATGCCACAATTCCCAAAATCAGAACTTAGACTGATTGACCTTACTGTCCGCATGTTTACAGAACCTAAACTCAAGTTAGACAAGAAGATGTTAGAGAAAGCCCTGTATGAGATAGGGGTAGAGCGACGTAGCCTCATGCTTAAACTAATGAATGAGCTTGGGGTTAAGTCCGAGGATACTTTACAGAAACAACTTATGAGTAATGACCAGTTTGCTAAACTATTAAGGGAGAACGGAGTTGAGCCACCACGGAAAATTAGCCCAACCACGGGCAAAGAAACATATGCTTTCGCAAAAACGGACGAGGAATTTACAATGCTTGAGGACCACCCGAACCCAATTATACAGGCTCTTTTCGCAGCTCGTATGGGGTTCAAGTCTACTATCGCTATCACTCGGTCGGAGGCGTTCTTGGGTATTGCTGAAAGAGGGACCTTTCCATTCCCGCTCAAGTATAGTGGGGCTTGTGTTACCCATCGGTGGTCGGGGTTCGACGTTAACCCGCAGAACTTATCAAGGATTGACCTTGACAGACCCAAGCCTTCAGATGCACTTCGTTACGCGTTACACGCCCCCAAAGGCTATAAGCTGGTTGTTGCCGACTTAAGTAACATTGAGCTACGCCTAGGGCTGTGGCTTGCGGGGCAAGATGACAAGCTAGACTTAATTCGTGAGGGCATTGACTTGTACCGCGACTTTGCATCACAAGCGTACCAAATCCCGTATGAATCCATTAGCAAGAAAGACCCAAAACGATTTGTGGGTAAGTGCGCATCACTATCACTTATCTATGGCACAGGTGCTGTTAAGTTGCAAGGGACAATCCGAATTCAAAGTAAGGGCGCACAAACAGTAAGCGATTCCGAAGCGCTGTCATTAACTACCCTATACCGAACAGGCTACTCATCCGTAGTAAATACTTGGAACGATGGAACCAGTGTCTTGGACGCGTTAATGAAAAAGCAATCCAAAACCTTTTGTCGCAACGGCATTATCAGTACGATTGAGTTGGCTAACGGTGGCATGGGGCTAGTTAAACCTAACGGCTTAGTGCTTACATATCCCGAGTTAAAACGCACTGTCAATAAAGATACCAAGAAACCCGAGATAACTTATGCGCAACGGCATGGGCGAGATAAAGTATATGGCAGTAAAGTTTTTCAGCGTGTGACACAATCATTAGCGCGTGATATCATGGCAGAAAATATACTGACTGCGAGTAAGAAGTATCATGTCGTTGGGACTGTGCACGATGAGTTGTTGTTATTAGTCCCCGAGGAACATGCCGAGCAAGCGTTAGTTGATGTGATTGAGATTATGCGAACACCACCTGCATGGGCACCCGATTTACCGTTAGATGCAGAAGGTGGGATAGGTGATAGTTATGGCGACGCCAAGTAAATACGCTGAACAAGGGTTTAAGATATACCGTAAATCAAACGCGGGTAAAAGAATACCCATCGTAACGTATTCGCAACTAGACGGCGCATGCTTTGAGGATGATGGGTATGACCTTGAGGGTATATCTAGTGTAGTTGATATGCTTAAGCATGAGATAGACCAAGGGCACGGTGACTTTTATAATGTTTCATTAGGGATAACTCGAAGCACTGGGGAACAACCTGTAAGCCAAGAAGTTCATGATAAGTGGATGGCGGTAATGTACGATGAGAATTGGTTAAACGACCCCGACGAATCGCGCCCACCCAAGAAAGAAAAAATAAATGTATCTCGGACAGTGCCTAAAATATTGAGCATGGATGAGTTTGCTGAAATTATATTAAAAGCTAACATGCGCAAGAACTTTGGGGGGTAAGAAATGAGATTGTCGTACAGTGCTATGAAAGATTTTGATGGGTGTGCTCGTAGATACTATCAAGTAAAGATACTTAATGCATACCCGTTTGAAGAAACCACGGCGACTATGTACGGCAAGACAGTCCATAAAGCATGCGAGGACTACATCAAGGACGACATTCCGTTAGGCGGCCACATGCGCTTTAAACCCATACTGGATAAGTTAAAGTCCTATAAAGGTGATAAGTATACCGAAATTGAAATGGGCTTAAGCACGGGCGGTGAGGTAAAAGACTTTAACGACGAGTTCGAAGGGTTCCGTGGGATTGCCGACTTAATCATTGTTGATGGTGACAAGGCGCGAGTAATTGACTATAAAACAGGCAGTGCCAAGTACCCCGACCCTAAGCAGTTAGAGCTGATGGCACTCATGGTGTTTACTAAGTTCCCCGAGGTTACAAGTGTAAAGGGGGCGTTACTATTTCTGCTTCACGACATAATGGTAAAGCGCGAATACCACCGCAAAGATTTTGACTATTTGTTCAAGTATTGGCTGGATAAGCGTGTTAATATAATGTCTTGTGCGGAATTAGGCGTATGGAACCCTAGTCCTTCGGGGCTATGTGGATGGTGCCCACATACTGCATGTGAACATTGGAAACCAAAAAGGAGATAGTAATGCCAAGAGCCAAAGGACCACACCCACCCGAGTATTGGAAACTACAGTACCAAAAACAAAAGGCGCGTGGGGAAACAAAAGACCAATTAGAACGACAACAAGCACGACGCGAGTACGACAAAAAAGGTATTGATAGGGCAGGTAAAGATATTGACCACATCAAACCGATTCGAGCAGGTGGCAAGACATCAGCAGGTAACTTACGATTACGTAACCCAAGTGCAAATCAATCAGATAATTACCACGGCACTGGCAAAAAGAAAAAATAAAAGTTAGCTAGGAGAATGCAATTTGGAAGTAGTAGAAAATCGTGCGCTTAAACTGCGTACTAGATTAACTGACAAAATTTTATCGAGTATTACCAAAAGCAAACTTATTGGTAACATCGCAGGCAGTGATATTGCAGAAGTTGTAGTGCACTGGGGACGTGACGAAGTGCGAGCCTTATACACAATGGGGTTTAAAACTGTCCCCCCTGCACCACTACGCAAATACAAATGGACTGGGATATACACGCCCATGTCCCATCAAGTTACCACCAGCGAATTTCTCACCACCCATGACAGGTGCTTCCTACTATCCGAGATGGGTACTGGAAAAACTTGTGCGGCGGCATGGGCGGCTGACTATCTCATGAACCTTGGTGAAGTTAAACGAGTGCTGATAGTCTGCCCTATATCCATTATGCATGCGGCTTGGAAAGAAGATTTGTTTCGGTCAGTCATGCACCGTACGATTGGGATTGCGCATGGTACAAAAGAACAACGACGCAAAGTAATTAAGTCCGAGGCAGAGTTCGTTATCATTAACTATGACGGCGTTGAGATTGTCATGGATGAAATCATCGAGGCTAAGTTTGACCTTATTATTGTCGATGAGGCAAACAACCTTAAGACCGTTACTACCCGTAGGTGGAAAGCGTTTAGCAAAATCCTTGAGGCACTGCAATGTAAGTTATGGATGATGACGGGTACCCCTGCGGCACAATCCCCCGAGGACGCATATGGGTTGGCTAAGTTAGTCAGCCCCGACCGTGTGCCAAAGTACTATACACAATGGCGGGATTTAGTGATGCAAAAGATAACCATGTTCAAGTGGGTGCCACGCCCAAGAGCTAAAGATATGGTGTTCAATGCGCTACAGCCTGCGATTCGATTTACTAAAGAACAATGCCTAGACCTTCCCGACATTATGTATACCCGCCGTGATGTAGAACTTACTGCACAGCAAGAGAAGTATTACAAAACAATGAAGGCATCCATGATGTTACAAGCGGCCGGTGAGGAAATCAGTGCAGTCAATGCGGCGGCTAATATGAATAAGTTGTTACAGATATCATGTGGCGCGGTGTACTCGGATACTGGAGAAGTAGTTCGGTTCGATGCATCAAATAGGCTAACTGTTATGGATGAAATCATTGACGAATCCGATAAAAAGACTATCATATTTGCTCCGTTTCGACATACGATTGAACTGATTAAAGACCATTTATCTGCACGGAATGTGGGAACTTTGTATATCCACGGTGACGTATCCCCCGCAAAACGAGGCGATATTATTCAAGCGTTTCAAAATGACCCCGATGTAAAAGTAATTGTCATCCAGCCACAAGCAGCTTCGCACGGAATTACACTAACTGCCGCAAGCTCGGTTATATGGTTTGGGCCGACATCTAGTGTGGATACTTACTTACAAGCAAATGCTCGGGCGCATCGAAAAGGACAGGATACAAAGGTAACTGTGTTTATGATTCAAGGCAGTCCCGTAGAGAAACATATTTATGATATGCTTGAAACTCGTGTCGACAGTCACATTAGTTTGATTAGTATGTATAAAGAAATATTACAGATTTAAGGTACATTAAAGTACTTGACAGAGATAATAAGAACGTATAAGATTCTTATCTGTTTACTTTTTAACGGAGAATTAAATGAGTGAAATATCAATAGACCGATTAGCAGGTGTCCTCGAAAAGATAAGAGCTAAGCGTTCCGATTTATCTAAGCAGTTCGATGCTGAAGATAAAGTGCTTGAAGCAAAACAAAAAATGGTAACCGATGAAATCCTTAACATCTTTAAAGAACAAGGGATTTCTACCACTGGAACTTCTCACGGCACGATATCTCGTGTCACTAATGACAGATACTGGTGTAGCGATTGGCAACCATTTTTGCAGTATGTTAAAGAGCACGATGCATTACATTTGTTACACCAACGAATCACCGTTGCGGCTATGCGTGAATGGATTGAACAACACGCGGATGACTTACCACCAGCTTTAAATTGTGACCGCACCTACGATATAAGGCTATATAAACCGAGAAAGGAAATTAAATGAACGAAGAAACGTCAACCATGAATGCCCCCGCTGACATATTAACCGTTGCGGAAGCCGCGAAGTTTCTACGCATTGAAAAGAAATTATTATATAAGCTAATTGATACTGGCGAGATTAGTGCTAAACGGGTAGGTAGAGCGTGGCGCATTTCAAGAGATACATTAGTAGCATACATTTACAAAGGAGAATCAAATGAGTAATTTAGCATTGTTTACAGGCGCAAAACTTCCATCATATTTAAAAGACATCGAGCTTGATGCTACAACCAAAAATCTAGCAGGTAGCGGCGGTGGTGGTAGTGGTAGCAAACGCATTTCAATCAAAGGCGGTGTATTCCGCATGCTTGTTAATGGCGAAGAATTGATGGTCAATGAAGACCGTGCAATGAATGTAGTTATCGTTGCATCATCCCCATTAGGCCGTACGTACTATGAAGGTGCTTATGTTGAAGGTGGTGAAGCCAAGGGTCCATCATGCTGGTCCCCCGATAACACTAAACCTGCCGCAGACGCAACTAATCCACAAGCGAATACATGTATGTCATGTCCTCAGAATATCGCAGGTTCGGGCACAGGTGAAAGCCGAGCTTGCCGTTTTAACCAACGCGTTGCAGTTGTATTAGAAGGTGACTTGAATGGTGATGTCTATCAGCTATCGCTTCCTGCCACAAGTATCTTTGGTAAGGGTGTTGATGGTTCTAAACTACCACTACAAGCATATGTGCAATCAATCGTGCAAATGCGACTTCCTGTCGGTGCAGTAGTAACTGAAATGCGATTCGACACAGCGTCAGCTACCCCCAAGCTGATATTTAGCCCAGTGCGTCCATTGAATGAGGAAGAATTTCAGTTGTGTAAAGCAAAAGGTGAAAGCGCTGATGCTACCCGTGCAGTAACAATGACTGTGTTCCAAGCAGACAGTGCGACAGCTAACAAAAATGCGTTTGCCCCAGCCCCTAAAGCAGCAATCGCCGCACCAAAAGCAAAGCCAGCCCCCGTAGTAGAAGAAGCCGATGAGGAAATCTCTGAAGTTTCTGAAGTTGAAGTAGAAGTAGCAATGAGTGAGCCAGTTAAAGTTAGTAAAGCCGCGTCTGAACCTGCCCCTAAAGCAAGTTTGACCAATTTACTTGACGAGTGGGAAGACTAGTCTTACTTAGAACTACCTGTCGGAAAAGTGGTGCCATCGATGTTGTGTTTAGTTATATTGCGTATGCAATAGGATGGCGCTACTTTCCCTGCTTTAACTTCGGGGATACAAATGAAAGCAATAGAATTTATAGATTCAGTGGTGCCTAGGGGTGGTACATACTGCATCATTGGGGTAAACCCCGCAACAAAAGTGCCGACCCAACGCTTTGCTACGAGCTTAGATGGTGTGGAAAAACTTATTGAGTCTATTGACCAAAAGACTACTAACACCTATTTCGCATTAAGTTCTTTTAAGGATGACACATCACGCAAGCAATCGAATGTCCAAGAGATTAAGTCGTTCTTTCTAGACATTGACATTAGTGATGACCCCGAGAAACTTGAATCAAAAAAAGCCTACGCAGACAAAGATGAAGCATTAAACATTGCTCGTCGATTTATCGATAAGCACGGACTACCCCTACCTGCCGTTGTGGATTCTGGTGGTGGGTGGCATTTATATTGGGTATTAGATACAGCATTGACCCCCGAGCAATGGCAACCTGTAGCTAACCTATTCAAACAGTTGTGTATCCAGTCAGACCTATATATTGACCCTGCCGTACCCGCAGATTGTGCGCGAGTGTTACGTGTTGTCGGTACGAACAACACCCGTTATGGTATTAATGCCAAGTTCTTAGATGGTGTGCCTATCCCTGCACCTATCCCATTGACCCAGTTTGAATCACCATTGCGCGATGCTTGTGCCGCGATGGGTATTGTTGAGCGTAAGCCAAAAGCTAAAATTGAATACGACACCGCAACTAAAAATGCACTAGGGTACAAAGACTCTAAGTTTTCCACTATAGCCATCCGAAGCATTAAGGGTGATGGCTGCATGCAGATTAAAACCATGCTAGAAAAGCCCAATGGCGTGAACTACGATATGTGGTGCGCAGGGCTATCCATTGCCAATAAGTGCGTAGATGGCGAAACCGCCATACATAAACTATCTAAAGGTTACGAGAACTATTCTCCACAAGCAACTATAGACAAAGCCGCAGAGTTTGATGGGGCTCGTACATGTGAATGGTTTATTGGGTATAACCCACAGGGTTGTGCAGATTGTAAATACAAAGGGCAGATTGTAACGCCGATTAAGTTAGGTGAGTTTGTGCCCGAGTCAACGGCAACAGAAGTGGTGGTACCTGTAGTACCTGTGGTACCCGTAGCGGGTGGGATAGCTAACATCGCAATCGATGACCCTATAAAAGTTACTATTCCTAAACTACCGTTCCCGTATTTCCGTGGAGCCAAGGGTGGGATATTCCGCAAGGGTAAACCTTCGGACAGTGTTGACGGTGTAGAAGAAGACATCATGGTGTACGTGAATGACCTGTTTGTGATGAAGCGTATTAAAGATGGTGACCACGGCGAAGTGTTGCTGTTTAACCTAATCTTACCTATGGATGGGCTACAAGAATTTGTTATTCCGTTAATGCATATAACCTCATTCGATAAGTTACGTGACGGGCTAGCATTTTACGGCGTGACAGCGAACAAGAAGAAAATGGAGGACATAATGGCATATATACTTACCGCAAATGATGCACTACAAAAGCATACGCGGTTAGAATTATCTCGCCCACAATTTGGTTGGGCTGACGAATATAAGGTATTTATTTTAGGTAAGCGCGAGATTTCTGCGGCAGGTGACAGATACAGTCCACCCTCCGTTCCCACATCATCACTAGCCCCGTATATGGACCCAAAAGGTGACTACGAAAAATGGAAAACAGTGGGTGCAACATTGGGACGGCCCGGATGGGAACGCCATCAGCTAGCTGCATTGATTGCTTTCGGTGCCCCGTTAATGACGTTTACTGGTGAGCATGGCTTGCTGTTTAACTGCATCAACAAAGATTCGGGTACAGGTAAGACACTTATCCAACACTTTGTAAACTCTGTGTATGGTAACACGACACGCCTCATGATGCGGAAGGCAGACACGCTGGCTTCAAGGACGCATCGCGTTGGGGTACTATGCAACTTGCCTGCATGTATGGACGAGCTTACTAACTTATCAATGGCGGAAGTTTCTGACTTAGCCTATGGGTTCTCAGAAGGTCGTGGTAAGGAACGTATGGAGAGCGGTGCGAATAAAGCCCGTATCAACAACACTTGGTGGTCCACGATAGGGCTGTCATCATCTAACGCCTCACTGTCTGATAAGTTGACCGTGAACAAAGCTGTAGCTGATGGTGAGCTCATGCGGATATTCGAGATTGATATCCTTAAGCCCGAAGAATTGGATGCGGACTATGCACAGGAATTAGTGACCACACTAGACCAAAACTACGGACATGCTGGTGACTTGTATATAAAAACACTTGTCAGTGACGTAGCTGGCACAAAAGCGTTGCTTAAAAAAGTTAAGATGAAAATTAACAAGCTAATGAAAACCCAATCAAAAGAACGTATGTGGGTTGCGGCATTCAGTGCAATGATTACTGGCGGTTACATTGCCAAGTCATTAGGCATTATCGACTGGGATATTGATAAGTTATTTAAGATATTACTCGAGCTTGCGTTTGGTAAGCGCCAAGAGGCTAAAGACGAACTGTTAGACTTCGGTAGTGTCTTGGGCGAATTCATCAGTGAGAACAAAGGAGCCATATTGCAAATCAATGGCACGAAGGACCTGCGTAGTGGATTGCCGCAGGCTCCGATATTCAACCCTAACATTCGTATCGTAGGTAGGTTTGAGCCCGATTGCAAACGGTTGTACATAGTTCGGTCAGTATTTAAAGAGTACTGCGTTAAACGTCAAATCCCATTTAGTGCATCGATAGCTAGTGAGATGGATGGTATCAAGTATAAAGGCCCCGAAAAGATTCGTATCATGCGCGGTACTGGCATTGATGCTCCACCAGTTTGGTTACTCGCCTTCGAAGGCGATTTTGAGATAGAGGCAGAACATGAACAACCGGAAAATTAAATTACAAGAATCATCAACCCATTTTGGTTATGCCGACAAAGAATTTATATCGGAGATTGCTGAGGTATTTTTGCAACGGTCAGTATATAAATTAGTAGGGGAGTGGAGCATAGATTCTCGATTATTCCCAATAGCTAAACGTCATGATGATACTACTCTTGAAGACCGAAGACTTCATTCAGTGATGGGGTACATGATGGGGCGGCTACATTTAGATATTTCCGATATCCAGTGTGGGGCACTGTTGGGCTTACATGATTATAAAGGAACATTAACTTCATTCTGGCATGGTAGCCCCGATATAACGCAGCTTCAAGCTATCCATGATGGTTGGACTGCATGGTATGAAGAACAACATATTGCTATTGGTTTCGGTGGGGTTCAAGTTTTTGAATCGCAAGCATTTGATGTGATGTATGAAACAGCCGATTGAACTACCGATAGCTAGCATGGATAAGGGGGATAGTTTCTTTGTCCCCTGCATCGAGTATGATGAAGTCCGACGTGAGGCAACTAGGCTGTCAAAAGACTTTAATTACGATTTGCGGATAGAAAGAGTTGTGTATAACGGGTTATATGGTGTAAGAATATGGCGCATTTAATAAATCCGTGTATACTTCGGCTGTGAGTGGAGCAATCCATTCTCATTCTCCGTAGTAAACTTAAACCCCCGACCACATAATCGGGGGTCTTTTTTATGCATCCAACTCAACCATCCGCTTGTGTAACTCATGCACGTTGGATAACAACCGCAGTTCAGCTTTTTCTAACGCATCAATCCTAGCTCTTTTTTCGGGTGCCGACAATTTAGAGTTATAGATTTTTGACTTGTTTGTACGGATATTGGTTACTTGCGTATGCAATGCATTTACTGCCGTTGACAATCCAATAGAACCCCTATGGTCTCTAGCCCACTTAATTGCTGCCTCACGGTCACCTTCTTTTTGAATGGATTTAAGCGTGGCTTTGGCTTCCGCAGATTTGCCAATCAACTCGTATAGCTCGTTTTTAGGACCTGTGCCGTACTGCCCTTCAACAAACCCGCCAACAATCGGTAAATCTTGCAACCGCATGGATGGGCGCTCAGTATCTAGCACGTTCAAGAATTGCGCAATGGTTTGTCCCATGTACCCAAAATACCCACGAAGTATGTGGTCAATTTTAATTGGAGAATAGTTAAGTGCCTCACCTACTGTTTTTGCTAGCTCAGAAGTGGTATCGGTGTACTGATACATAGGCGCTTTACTTTGCTGACTGATACCTACTACTGGTCGTGCTGAATAGATATCGAAGTTTGTCATGTTTTCAAGTAATGGGCGCACGGCAGTTGGAACAGGCAATGCAATGCCGGATATAATTTCCCATGATTTGCGTAATACCGTGCCTGCAATAGCTGCACTATTCACGTCTGCGTTTGGCTCGTTCAATATATAATACCTAGTGCCACGCTCAATCGCTACTTTTAATGGGCGTAATTCTTGAGGTACTGCAATACGCACACCACCTAGATAGAAGTTATTGTCTTTTTGGTCGTCAGTCTTATTCTCATAGTCGTCATCACCACTACTAAACGCCGCATACATCGCTGTAAATATCGCATACTTTGTAATAGTTAATGCAAACATCTTTTTACCTTCGTCTTTAGACACCCCAGTTAACCGACCACGCATAGCTGCAATATCACGAGCTAAACCTTGAATAGGTGGGTTAACGAACGGCATCATGCGGCGTAGGTAAGCAAGGGACTTAGACATACCAACTTGCTGGTAAGGCATATACTGCTGTGAGCGAATAGACGCTAAGTCTTCTGCCGTATCTTTGTCATAGCCTTCAGCGGTAAGTTCTTTCACTGCGTTCTTATAGATAGACTCGCGGGCACCCAAGTCACTGCCTTGTGCCATGCGCTCTAAGAAGTATATATACTTTCTATATCCTTTTTTATCGTTCCCGTGATACATGTCTTCAATGTCTTTAGCATCAAGGATATCTTTCTGACCGATAACACCATAACGGTTCAACATGTCGGCATCAGGAGTGCGCTCTGATTTAAATTGGTTATCCGCAATAGATTTCCATGTATCACGTACATTTTGGGCAATACCAGCTCGGTTACCTGACACTAATGCCGCACGGACGGGGTCTTCCATAGCCTGATTGAATACGAACTGTGGCATCATAGTAATACCATGACGTAATCCAGATACAGGATAGCGCATCAAATCCCACACCAACCCCGAAATAATTGGAGATGCAGAGAATGCCGCCATGTCGTTGGGGTCATACATTACAAAGTCTTTTTCAACACCATCTTTAAATATGCTGGCAACATGCATGGATTGCTTTTTACCTGATGGCACTTTGTTTTTAGACCAGTATCCCTGACCAAGTGCATCGAGCATGTCCGCAGTATGTATGGCAGCATTGTTTTTAATGGCGCGTTGCATCATCCATGACATGTTAGCAATGTAGTTTTGTAGCGGGTCATTCGCTGTTTTACTAGACCCTTTAAGGTGAAACTCTCTACCCACACCCAACAACCCTGTGCTTACGCGTAGTGGACGACCTTGCTTATCCAACAAGTCTTTTTCCTGTATGCGGTACAACGGCACGTAGTCCATGCGGTCTAAATATTCTTTAGCAACGTCACGGGTATATAAGCCACTCTGCACCATCAAATCAAGCACTGAACCCCGCATTTCGTTACGCATATCACGCAGTTTAGTTAGTTCTGGACCGTACCTTCTCCATGCTTCTGCACTTGTTTGTTTATCAGAGTCAGTCCAATCACTAATATCAACGCGGTTTTTAGGCGCAGTGTTAGCATTGTGTTTCGCTAAGTCCTCATAACGCGGACCATACCAACCGGCTGAAAGCATATCGTATGCACGGTCGGCGCTACCTAAATCTCGGGTAGCCTTTTCCAAAAGCGTATGCCACTCGTTGCCTAGGTCAACCATATTGACGTTGCCTTTTTCAGCACGAATAATCCCACTCTTACGTAGGACTAATTTACCGTAGAACAACCCTGCTTGCGCAAGAGACATAGCGTTTGTGGCTTGTAGCCCGATAAGGTCAGCACGAATCTTGCCTTGCTGTTTGGCGTCAGTTGCTGATAAGCCCGCATCAATAGCTTTACGCTCTACTGTGTATCGACCAGTAACAATCTTATTGCCAAGCATATCCATGAGTGAACGCCAAGGAGTGCTAGAGCCATTAAATACATCCGCTAAGTTTTCCCATAGGGTTTCTTTCTCTTGCTGCTTGAATTTAATCTCAGTACCATCGGGGCGTTTTAACGCGGTTTTTGGTGCGGCAGATGGCTGAATACCTTGTTTGACAAATGCCCCCCTAATCTCTGCATCGTCTGCTGCCTTATCTGCTACAGATTTTACTTTATTTGCTTTAGTTTCGGCTACAAGTTCGTTAAATTTATGATAAGCAGACAGAATGTTTTCGTCTGGCAAAAATTCTTTAAAAAGTGATAAAGCACCGACTTTGACCTCTACCCCTCCAGTCCCACTATCAAAAACTTCTGCAGACAGTCTGTGCGCGGGAACATCTAAATCAACAAGCCCCATTTCACTTGACGTTTTCAAAGTGTCGTACCATTCTTCAAACGGTTTTCTAAATGCCACTTCTTCATCATAGTCCCGATGAAGACTTGAAATTAATTTATTTAAATTTGAACCGCGAAAATCTGCAGAGTCAGTTTTTGCATAGAAAACTATTTCTGAAAGGCTGTTTACCTCATCGGCTTTACCTGTATATATGTCCGGAGCATTAAGAACTTCTTGTTTTAATTTAGTTAGTTTTTGATACAGTTCTTTTGGTAATGATTCAAACTTTGTAACATTAACTGGTACGGCTATCACATGCCCAGCTGCCTCCGAAACATTTTCGTACTTGTCAGTTATTTGTGGCATTACTTCATAGATAGTTGGCTCAGTATTAGCGGTTTTTAATTCCGGTTTCCAAACATCAAAAGTTTGTTTGAACGCTTTAGAAACCCCTAATACATCAAATATAATATCCCTATTTCGGCTATCTAGTAATTTACGTAGTTCGGAATCGTATGGAGCCTTAGCATACTCCTCAAGCAACGCCCGAAAATCTTTTGGGCTAGACATTCCTATTTTAATTTTTTCACCAGCGTCGTTAATTTTTGCGTCTTCTACAGTAGCTACTGATGTGCTGGATTGTTGTTCGTATTTACTAATATCGATTGGGCGCCCCATAACACGGTCTAGTTCATACAGGTATTTTGTATGTTCTTTAGGTACCTTTTGGTTAACCCCCACCCCTAATCCCGAAAATTCTTCAAGGTAATTAGGGTTAGCATCTTCAAAACGCGCAGAAACTATTGAATTTCCACGGTCAATATATAAGTAGAATTCACCTTTTTCTAAATATCTTCTGGAAAAGTCTTGTGATGAGTTCCCAATACACCACGGGGATTGTGCAGTAGTGCCGGTATCTGAAGCAACCATAGTTAATCTATCGGCGTCATCTACCCCTGAGAAATGCATCCACCCAGTTTTATTTTGGCCTAATGCAGCTTCAATAATCCCATCTCTTGGCGCCAAAATTGTTTGTTTGTATGCTTTGGCATAAGAATTCTTTGGTGAATTTCCTTGTTCTAATAGCCTCATAAATTGATTAACAAACTCTTCGGATAACTCAATTACAGGTAGATACTCATTCTTATCAGTCATTTCTTTTATTGCATCGCCAACCATACTATATTTACTGGTTAAAAAAGCAATTAATGATTCAGCCATTTGAAATTCTTCTTGGCTAAAATGATAGTAATCAAATTGCATATGGTACATACTTCGAGTTGTACGCCTGTAATTGTCGTTACGAACGCGATTAACTCTGGCTGATGCTTGCTCCGCTGCTTGTTTAGGGTTTTCCCAAATTTCACGCGTTGCATAATCTGCATTGACTGCATTGAATAATGTTTTTTCTGGAAGTTGACTTAATATACGTTCTTCAGATACGTTTGCGGTAGGTACAAGAAATCCCATAGTCCCAACATTATCAATAAACCTTGTAACTGCTTTAGCGGTATATCCGTATTGTTTAATCTCATTATAAAACTGATTTATAAACGCACGTTTAATAGGGTCATTTTTGAACCCTAGGTCATGCATCATACTAGAAGCTGATGATGACTGTATCTTAGTGCTAGTTTCAGGACCCGTAGATTCTTTTGATTCATGTGGGGTGGGAGATTGCAATAACCCGACTAGTATTGTTAAATCATTATCCGATAATGTTGGTGTCGCTTCAGCCTGCACACCTACCGCGCTTGGTTCTGCTTTGTTTGCAATACGTGCTGCACCGTATACAAGGTCTACGATTTCTTTAGCAGTTAGTTTGCTTGGGTCGTAATGCAGTTTTTTAAGCGTAGCTAGTATGCCGTTCCATAGTTCTTTCAACCAACCAGCAACTTTTGCAAACTCTTTAGGCTGCGCTTTTAGTGGGTCAATACCATAACGGTTAACTGCAATCTCTGTAAAGTACGCAATTACTTCTTGGTTGTAGCGTTCAGACCCTTCTGTTTCCCCTGACATGAGGGCTTTCTCATGCGCCTCTCTAGCAATGACATGCTCTATCTTTTTACCACCCACTTCGGTAGCCCATGTAAGCACACGGTTAGCAAGCGCATTAACTCTGTCTTTACCAATTAGCTTGGTTAGCCCAACGTGCGCACCACGTTCATGCTGGATTTTACCGCGAATGTCATTGCTAGGTATCTTACTAGCAACGTAGTATTCTTGTTTAGTAGTTGGGTCTACGAACGCAGCGGCATCGGCTTCAGTAGCTTCAGCTTGCAAGTTTGCAGGTAACTCTTCAACCGTATCAACGACAACAGGTGGACGTGCTTTGAGTTGTTGTGGGGTAAATAGGGTGTTTAATTCCGTTTGAATAGCTTCAACAGATGCTGAAGTATCACTAGGCTCAATGCGTTCTGGCATTGCGTATTTTGGTTTACGCGCTTTCTTTTTGCCTGCCGCTGACGCAAGGATATTCTCGTCTGCTGGTGCGTATGGTTCAATCAGTGTTGACTCAGTGTCAGCTAATGGGCTTAACTCTGCCTCACGTGCCTGTGTTTCGGCGACATCTTGTTGGATATCTGGCGCGATTTCTGGGGCGGCTGTTGGGGCAATTATTTTACCCCTAGCTACTTTTTGTTCTGCCTGCACTGCTGCTAAGTTAGCTGCCTTTTCTTCTGCACGTGCTGCTTCTTCTGCCTGACGTTTCTCAAGGATACGGGCTTGAACACGCGCCTGCACTGCCGCAGGTGATTCTTCTACTAATGCAGCTGGCTGCTGCTCTGTTCCATCAGTAAGAAGTCCAGTGCTGTCTCCAACATCGCCCAGTGTAGCTGGCTCAACTCCTGCAATTCCAGCGGGGGATACTTGTCCCCGTTCATCAAGAACTGGAACGCTTGCTCTATTTGTTCGCTCGTTAAGTCCAACATTTGGGGCCTCCACAGACACTGGTTCTAGGTTCGCAATATGTTGCGTAGCCGTTTCAGCAGCGCTAAGTTGTTTTGCTGATGCAGTTTGTTTGTAATCTTCTAGTAATTCAGTTGCTTTAACTTTGTTATCAGGAACAGTTAAGTCGCTCACAGCTAACAATTTATTGCGTAGTTTTTTGTTACCCTTAGTTATACCCCACATATCTATTAGTTCGGGGGTAATTGTGTTCGGGTCAACCGCGAATGTTTGCTCTAACTCAGCCTGTGTAGTAGCCCGTGCAATAGACTCTTGTGACGGTAGTGTGTTGCGGCGAGCACGGATATCGTTTTTAAGTTGTTTGATATCGTCTGCGGTATATTGTGTTTTGGGGAAGTGATATTCAAACAATCCCTTGTCTGATAGAAGTTGCGATGCGCCTTCTTTTGTTTGCATTAAGTCGTTAACTGCTGGGATACCTGCTTCAGCTTGTTTCTTAGCAGCTACTTGTTGTAGCACATCCACTGCCTGCTGTTTAGTCTCGGTAGCTTGTCTTGCAATCTCTTCTTGAACGGCCTGTGTGCCTGCACGGTCTTCACGCGCTTGGTCTCTAAACCCTTTAGCTTGTTCTATTGCATAGGTTTTATCAGCTGCTGCTTGGTCTTTAAGTGCTTGGGCTGCAGCTACTTGGCCTTTGGCTTGGCTGCGTGAACTTACTCCACCTAACCCGCCTAGTGGTGACATTAACAGTGCTTGATACGCAGCGTCAGCGTATTCTTGTATTGCGTCTGGTGTAGTTAATGGTAAGCCTGCTTGTGCACGTTCAAGCATTTGTTGAGATACTTCGGTTGGCATTTCGGCTAGGGCTGTCTTACCAACGCCTTTAGTGCTAGCTTTTAATAGCGATTCTTTAGCAATTCTTTCTGCAGCTACAGTGCCAAGTTCTTTAACACCAATGCCCAGTACTTTACCTAGTCCACCCGCTAACAATGCAACTTGGTCTAATGCTGCGGAACCTATTGCTGCAGGGACTGCTTTTGCCATACTAACATCTACTGGTAGCCCAGCTTCTTGTTGTACTTGCGCTTGACGCTCTATATTCGTACCGGTTTGAGGAATAGCTAATGACGCTAGGCCACCTAATACACCTGCAATAGGTTTAGCGAATGGCCCAACAATTGGTAGTACTGGAGGGGTTACGGCGGCAGCGGCAGTTCCTGCAGCAAACATTCCACCTAGTTGGGGTATTTGCCCAGAGATAACAGCTGGTGCTTGTTTAAGGCCTTCCCATGCAGCAGGTAATATGCCTTGTTCCTCGTAGATACGTTGAACTTCAGCTAAGCTACCACCGGGTAATTCAGTAATGGCCTTTTGGCGTTCAAGCCCAGCGACTGCTGCTTTATCAGGGTCAATTACAGACTCAAGCGCGGTTCTACCGGAAGATAGCAAGCGTTTAGCCGTACCTTTAAAGGCTTCACCCATACCACCTGTTTTTGGTGCGTTGTCAATTGCAATTTGTTGCTGTAATGCTGAAGAAAACGCAGTTGGGTCAAGCCCTTCTGGACCTTCAAATGTATAAATACGTCCATTAGCTTCAAAATCATAAAGCATGTTTTTTGCCATACAAACCCTTTATACGTTACTTAGCCGGTCTCGAGCCTCTATATGCAGCTCCTTCTGGCAGTCCTGAAATAGATGCGTTGGACACTAATGGTTTTAACCCTAACTGAGCTTGCTGATTTCTTAGCTCAGTATTATATATTTTACTATATTCATCTGCAGATAGCGTAGCACCAAACCCTGCGCCATACTGAAGGGTTAACGCCGCATTAGTATTATCAATAGCTTTATTATACGACTCTTGTTGCTTAAATGTAAGATTTAAATCTTGCGTAGCTTTTGTCGCACGTTCAGTTGCAGCAATTTGATTTTGTGAACGCGCAGTCTCACCAGCTTGTGCAATTGCAAGCCTTTTATTCTCTTGCTCGTTTTTAAACACATCACCGCGCATTTTATTCTTATCACCAGCAAACGCAGTCTCATTAACATTTGCAGCCTGCACGTTCATTGCGTCTACGCTAGCTATAAGTGTCTCACGGTCTTTCATTGCTTTTAGTGCGCCTTCAGCGTCACCACGACCTTGTAGGTATTGGGCTTCGGCAAGTTTATCATCAGCGGCACGAAGTAATTTCTCTTCGGATTTTATGTCTTTAATGTCAGTACCATACTGAGTTAACCCAGCCGTTGCACCTTCAGCGATATTTGTCCAAGGGTTTTGTGATGTGCCGCCCATCATGCCTAAACCTGCGCGTAATGCTGCAGTCCAACCCGCATCGGTTCTTTCACCTTTAAGTGCTTCACGTTGCGTTTCGTTTTTAGCAGTTTGCTTGTCGTAGAACTCAGGGTCAACGCCAGCGTCTATCATTGCTTGTCTACGTTCTTGATTGTACGCAGTTCTATCAAACGCGGCTGGGGATTTAATCTTTTCTATGACAGCTTTGTCAATTGTGTAGGGTGATGCTGAACTAGCTTGTGCGGCTAGTAACTCTTTCATTGGGTTAACTGATTTTGCGGGGTCTACTTTTGGAGTATCCACAGCCGCAGGCTTTTCTTTTGCTAATTCACTTGTTGGAGCAACTGGTCTAACTGCTGGCTTAGCTGTTGCTTTAGCTGTTGCTGGGGGTAACCCAGCTCTAAATTCTTCTTTTGACCGTGGAAATGATTGCATTTCAGGGATGTAGTCTGGTTGTGATAACGGTTTTGCTGTGGGGTGAGTTAATCCAAGTGCTTTACCTACTGGAAGCATCAAATTATTAATATCAGTGCCTACGCCTACAAAAGACTCGGCAATTCCTGCAGGGATAGAGTATAACGCTTTACCCGCATTTTTAAGCCCAGCTCCGCCATAATACGATTCGAAGTACTGTTGCTGTTGTTCTGGTGGTAATGCATCAAATTTCTCTTGTGTTAACCCATAATAATCAACACTACCTTTATTGGCAAAATGCTGCACACCTCCAACAATACCGCCCTTAGCATAGCTGTCTTCATTGAACATATCATCACGTAGTGGAAGTGAAGCTACACCGCCTTCATCAAACGCAACCATACCACCACCTGCCATACCTTGAGGCATTGGAGGCTGTTGCATAGGCATTGGTGGGGGCGCCATTGGTGCGCCTTGTGGGGGTGGCATTTGGGCCGGTGCGCCTTGTGGTTGTAGCCCAGCAATACCTGCGCCTAATGGGGCATCTGCTTCAGCTTCTACTTGGTCAGCAACAGTTTGTTTAGGGGCTTCAGGTGCGCCAAATTTCTTACGTGCAATAGCCTTGCTTTGTAAAGTTGCTAATGCAAATGGGCTAAGTGGGTTACCCTTATCTGAAATATAGGCCTTAAGTTGGTCGTCGCTTAAATGAGGTAGTTTAGCTATTTGGCTAATTAAGTTCATAATTTAATCCTATTTCATTAAGTTGTAGGCACTTAAGCCTGCTAGACCTGCACCGGCAACCTGCGATATTGGGGAAGCTTGGGGTACGTAGTTTACTTGAGTTGAGCCTAATGCACCTGCATTACCGCGTAATATATTGCTATAGAACTCAAGTTGTTTTTTCTGGTAGTCTTGCGCTTCCATAAATTGTTGATATTTAAGGTCATCAATTTTTTGTTGGTACGCTTGTTGCTCAGCCGCATTAGTCGATTGTGCTTTAAGTCTTTCAAGGTTAGCTGTTTGTTCAGTTGCTGCAATTGCACCCTCTGTTTTAGATGCATCTAAGCCCGCAGTTAATCCAGCAAGTCCTATATCTTTACCTAATCCAGCAGCGTATTGTTGCCCTTGTACATTTTGGGCATTAGCTGCTAGCCCTGTTTGTTGGTTAGCTAATGCAGCTTGCATCGCTTTATCTGCACTTAAGCCTTGTGTTTGTAATTGCGCTGCTAGGTTTTGTACGTTAGCTTGTTGTGCACTAGATAGGTTAGCTAAGGCAACGTCTTTACCAATGCCTGCACCTAAGCCTTGAGTTTGTAGCATAGCTTGTAGGTTTTGTTGGCCTGTAGTTAGTCCGGCCTGTTGATTAGCTAGTTGTGCTTGCATATTACGGGCTTGGTCGGCTTGGAACTGTTGTTGCGCATTTAGATAGCCTTGTTGACTACCTTGCATTTGAATGTCACCGAGTTGTTGATTTAACCCACGATTTTGTTCTGCTTGCAATAATGCATTTCTAGCGCCACCGAATGTACCTCGACCAATTGCCCCACTCATCAAAGCGTTTTTATCTAGCGCTCCCTTTTGTTGTGCTTCACGTAATGCAGTGTTAGTTACATTTTGTTGATATGGATTTGTATAGTAATCCGCCGCGCCTTGGCCAAAGATTTGAGAGCCTACGTTTTGTGGGCCCGCCATTTGATAACTTTGCAAGTTGGGGTTGAAGCCTGACTGAGCTGCATTCATACCAAAGTTTTGTAAACTAGGAGCATTTACTTGTTGCGCATTGTATCCACTTGGTTGATAGTTAAGCGCTTGCCCTAATCCAGCACCAGCCGCACCATATCCTAGATTTTTGCCGTATGTAGTACCCGCAGCTGCATTAGTAAATCCAGTCGGTGTGGTTAACCCTGCATATTGGTTTTGTAGATTAGTTTGTCCGGGAGTAAATCCAGCAACACGCTCACCCGTGTACGGGTTAAAATCTCTAATGCCAGTTACAGTACCTGAGCTATCTGTTTTAAATGTTTCTTTACCAGATTGTTTTAATAACTCTTCGTAATACGGCTTAGCGTACTCAGGCAAAGTAGTTGAGTATGTTGTACCTGTGCTAGTCTGGCTTCCACCACCACCACCACCTTCAAGTGTCATGCGTTTACCGACTGGTTGGAACGCCTTTTCAGGCAACATATCTAAATGGTTGTATCTCATAAACTCTTCTCCACTATGACGTATCTCGTTTGTACGTCAAATTGTCTGCGCCATAATTCCGCGACTGATTCAAATGCTGCACCTCTAATTTTGGTAGCGCCTTGACTACGGCACCAGTCTTCAAACTTGGGCCATAATGCTTTATCAGCTATCATCCGACCACCAACAGAGGTAATAAATGCAATCCTATCATTAGGATAGTTTTCAAACACAATCGAGAATGCACCAATAATCTTATCTGCATTCGTTACAATCAATAATACTTGTGACCCTTGAGTTAAGAAGACCTTTAACTGGTCTACATTATACTCTCCACCAGACTGAACAAGCCCATCAGCTAAATACTTTTCAACCGTTGCCCAAACTTGCTGGATATAGGCAGTTGGAACTACCTGTAGCTCTTTCATGGCGTGTATTTATTTGGGTTAATCTGCTTACCTTGCTTAGTAGTACCTGTACGTGACTTACGTACTTTGTTCATCATGTTGTATAAGTTCTTAGCGCCACCACGTTGTTTAACTACTTCAGGTGGAATATACGCTTCACCATCAGCAATACGCGCTGGTTGCCTGCCTTCAATCGTCGTTTTAATTGAGTCAGACATACCATCACCTGCCCCACGAATAGCTTTAGCTCCCATGCTTCTGTGCAGGTGTTTTAGTCCCGCATCTGTACTACCATTACCTAAATGACTAACAACATCAGCTGGTACTACAAACCCACCATCAGCAAGTCCACCCTTTGCGAATCTAGGCTGCGGGGTGAATGCATTTTGTGGCCCCATTGAATTAAACCCACCGAACCCACCCATCTGTTGCACTTGGCCCATTTGCGGCTGTTGATTCATTTGCATAGCTTGCTGGTTCATTGTTGGTGGGTTATATTGTGCCCCGCCGTATGGTTGTTGTGCTGGAGCCGCATAGCCATTACTATTGAACTTAGCTTGTTCTATAGCGTTTGCATTAGATAAGTCATTTAAACGACCTAACCCATAATTTTCGTTAAGCGTGTTTTGTGCTTGAGTGCCATCTTGACTACCATATAAACTTGTAATCCCGCCACCAGCTAAACGTAGCCCTGTATCACCACTGAGATTTAGTGATTTGTTAGGGTCATACTTATCTTTATCTTTATCAGGTTGTTCCATCGTAGGCATGTTACCTGCTAGATATGATGCGCCTAGTGGCATACCAATACCCATTAATGCACGAGTATCAGATACCGGAGCACCAGTACCACCCATACCTGCTGTAAATGCATCCCAACTACCTTCTTGGCCTATGTTGCGAAGTCCTTGACCCATACTTTCAAATGTTGGGTGGGCAGCCATCCCGCCATCCATAGCTCCATACTGTGCGATGTTTGCTGCTGTTTGATTAGCCATTTCCGGAGTAGCGGCAGCTACTAAATCTGGTGTTGCTGACGCCACTGTTTCACCAACAACCCCTGGTGCGGCATTTAGAGTTGTAGTCCCCACCCCTTGTGCTGTTGGCGCGGCGGCGCCCATTCCTGATAGGCCAGCACCTAGTTGTCCACCACCATAACCACCTAGGCCACCCATCAACCCACCAGATAAAACGTTGTCACCACTAGCAGCGGCAATGCCCGCGCCTGTAGCAGCACCTGCCATAACTGGACCTAATAGCGCTAATGATGTACCCGCAGTAAACGGAGCTGCCACGACACCAGCAATCGTAGGGGCCATTGTTTTAAGGAAGTTACCGAAGCTAAACGCTTCTGGTAGCCCCGTATGTGGGTTTGTTGTTAGTGATACACCATGCATTTTGCCTAGATGTTGAATCCCCGCAACTTCGGCGGGTGAGACATGCATTAACATTGAGTCGCCATAACGACCTAATCCCGCTAAGCCTTGTGCTATTTGTCGTGTTGCCATAATAAATCCTTAAGTAACTATCTTTAAAGTGCCGGCATCGTTCCAAACACTTCCGACGGGCAATCCTGTTGCGCTGGTTGGTAAATTATTTAGTGTAATACTATCAACAACAATGGGGTTTGTCGAGCCTAATTGCCTAAAATACGAGTTTAATGAACGCACTAGCTGGTCAAAATACTGCGGCGAGTATTCAGCTGGAGGTAATGGCAAAAGTGGTGGTGCAAATGATTTTAAAGCCATACTTATCCCCTTGTTCCATCTGGACGAGCATCTACCCTAGGTAAGCCCAACTGCCACTGTGTACCCACATTACTAGACTCAATCCTAAAGTTCATCTGACGACCACGAGCCCTGATAAATACTTGGTTTGTATATTGGTTAACAGTTGCAGTTGAAGTAACTACGGGTCTATCAGTTGGCAGCCCTGATGCATTTACATCTGAACTTACTGCACCTGGGAAGTTCCGCACCCCGACTGTAACAGTAGCTTCCGGCGTTATAGGTGCACCCGTTACTGGGTTATTAGTTTCTGAGTTTGTAAAGTTGATGTCTGGAATAACTCGACGGACTAACATAAACTTATCTCCGTCTTCAATATCAACGTCAGCTGATTGTATAAACGAGTCTATGCCTAATGGCGCAACACCTAGGGGCTGTCCATCATTATTACCGTTCTCATGGCTATATATCCAACCATTATGCGCGGCGAGTGGATATTGGAATACTCCGGCATCAACCCAAGCAGTCCGGTTTATATTTCCGTAATACCAAATGTTATCTGAGTAGTTATATATGACGTACCTATCAATGTCAGTTGCATTAGCCGTGCAGTAGAACCAAATAATCTCATTAAACTGGTTATTAGTACCCGCAAAGAATGTTTGCGCTTGTTGACGGTTGATGTTCTCAAATATAAATTGCCTTAACGTACATGGTAGTGTGTCTACTCGACCGTTATATATGTAGAACTTATCATTACCCATCCAATAGATAACGTTGTTAGCTGAGGCAACCGTATTAGGCCCTATAATTGAAACGCCATTAGCGATTTCTTGAAGTCCAAATACCTCTGCGGTACCTAAGAATTGCATTGAGGTTAGGGATATATCCGTCCAGATTAGAGTCTCTTGTTTAGCATGATAGGCAGTAATAATACTTGTGCCTGATTGCAAGTATAAGAACCCAGCAGTGTTAGTTAACTCTGGTTTCCAATAAAGTGGGTCAGGTCCGGTATCCGGGTTTACGTCGGCCCATCGAATTAATTGCTGATTAAGAGCGCCCAAGTAATTAGGGGCAGCTGCCGCAGCATCATATTCAGTACAGCTCAATGCGATTAAATGTCCAGACGGCGCAAATATTAGGGTTCCTACTTGTTGAGGCACTGCAGTGGCGCCAGCTAGTGACGACAATAAAACTGCACGAGTAACAAAGTTAGAGTCGTAAGCCCAATAATAAATACTTCCATCAGCAACATTGATTATTAAATCATCGTTAAAGTTATCCGCGGAGAATAAACGAGCGTTGTTAAATATAGGTACTGTTGAGCTTGAACCCCAAGTACCGCGACCCCAAGTGCCTGTACCCCAACCAAAACCAGCAGTAACGTTTGCGTATCCGATATTAATTTGAAAGGCTGCAGATATTCCTGTGCCGCCGCCCGCTGCTACCGTTGATGTTGCTGCAGATGCTACTGTGATGGTAAACGTATTTGTAGTAACGTTGCTAATTTTAAATTCTTTGTTTAGGTTTGGTGCGGTTACCCCACCCACTGCCACTGCTCCACTAAACGTAACATAGGACCCCTCATCTGCACCGTGAGAAGCTAATGTGACTAATACTGTAGTAGACCCGTTAGTAGTTCCAAAGCAGTTAGTAGTTGATGGTGTAGTGAGGTTTGTGTACGTTATCCGTATCGGAGTGATATCAAACAGTGTTGTACCTGCAGTGACGTATATCTTTTCGTTTGTACCTATGCATAACAAAGATGCGCCTGAAGTTAACGCCCAAGCAAATAAAAGCCGTGCTTCACCTGCATATTGCTCAAAGGTCTCTACTATCCAACCACCAATCTTTTCAGGGTAGCCTGAACGAAAGCGTACTTTATCCATATCCGACCAGCCGCCCTCAGAGGCGTAGTTAGTCTGGTCTTTGTTAATCCCTGGTTTAAATACAAGTTTGGATAATGGCATGTTACTTACCTATCGTTTCGTTATTCTCATACCAGTCAATCAATGCATTAAGCTGGTCGCGTATTTGCTTTGCCTGCTCAAAGTTTTCTACGACGTTGGTAAGGACTTGTTCGTCTGTAACGGTATCGGTGCTGGTGGTCGTTTTAGTAGTTCCTGTGGTGGCTTTGGGCACGTCCCCTGTAAGAGCGCTGTTCCACACGCTGAGAGCATTGCCGTCAGCAAAACATATCCTGTTATCCGTAACATCTTTTATATTCCTTTTTAGGTTTCTATACACAATGGTTTGCTCTGCTTGTTGGTTTTGAAATTTAGTAGCCACCTCTCTAGCATAGTCATCGTAGGCTTTCTGCAGCTCTATGGTCTCTTGCAGTGCCTTCTTCAGTTGCGCATCGTGCCGCCAACCATTTGTTGTCCAACCTGCTACAAACGTAGCCAAAAGCACTACACCAATGGCGATGGCTTTTATATTAAGCGGCAGTGGTATCATTTTTCTTACCTGCAAACTTGTCTGCTGTGTGTCCAGCTACTAAAGCTATCACATTAAAGTTAACGATGCTAGTAAAGTCGCCACTAGCTAACTTGCCTGAAAGCAACAAACCGGCAGAGACAAGGGTCAGTCCTACCGCAAATAAAAAACGTCTACCACCTACGCTATCAAAGTTCATTTTCTGTCCTTATCGTGTTCTTCTAGGATTCGGATGCGAACATTTAGCTCGCCAAGTTTGTTGTTCATTTCTTCTTTAAGTTTATTACGTGATTCAGCAGATATTGGGCTGTCGGTTGGAACACCTTGTTGGGTAATAAGGGCTGGCATCTTAGACTTAATGTCAATCAAATCACCTTGCATAGAACTCATTTGCCCAAGCAACCACGCAATAGCTGAAATCATTACAGGGAAAAGCATTGTCGTTATTTTTGTCATATCCATAATTAGATTCCTTTCGTGTAGCTTGTCTTGCCATTGCCAAAGTGTGCTGTTAGCACTTCGCGTCTGTTGCGTGGGTCTATGCTTAGATGCACCCAAGTGCCTTCGTAAATCAACTGGTCGAATTTAATTGGTGACTCAGCAATCTTATTGGCTACTTCTTTCGGTGTACCAAAGCCCGGACACGTAAAATCAACGGCATAACCCAGTACGTGCGCAGATAAATCACCACTTCCAATAGCACGATTAAGAGCAAGACAACGATAACCACTAGATATACGAATGGAATTATTGCCCAATAAGCTACGAACTTGCTCCAGCGTAGCAGCCAGCATACGAAGTTTTTCCGTAACGACTGGTCCTGGGGTGTTGTCAATCCCTTTGCGCAGCGCTGTCTCTGATGCGGTAAATTCATCTAAGTTAAAATGTTCTGAGAGTTTCATCGTATTATTTGCGCCGTAATAGTAGGAGTATCTGCTATGTAAAAAGCCGTGTTATTACCACCACCGTTAGTTCCAATTGCATATACACGCGCATAGGTAGTTGCTAACGTAACGATTCCAACACTATATAAACCGTTATTCATGCCCGCAATTGACCACCCATCGACAGCACCACTTAAACTAAAATTGGCATCGGGCATAGCAGTTGTAAAATTAATTGCATAGTCTCCAGCAGATAGATAGGCTACAGAACTAACGTTACCACTTGCTCTAATACTGCAGCGACGAAGACTTACGTTACCGCTTGTTGCAGTGGTGGCCACGGTTGTAACAGTAAATGTATTTGCATCGGCGGCGGAAACTACCGTGTATATCCCATCTAACCCCGTACCCGTAGTAAAATCTAAATAAACTTGGCTTCCTACTAATTGCCCGTGTGCTGTTGCTGTAACCGTTACCGTTGAACTTGCAGCTAGTCTGACGTATGTACCTGTCAAGTTATTAACTGATGCAATAGCGCCGTTAAAGTTAACCCAAGCCCTTGTTCCGTATGAGGGTGCAGAGCCACTAGCGGTGGAAAATTGAGTGGCAGTAGCTGAGTTTCCTGAGCAAGCTAAAGCGTTTGTAGCGGTCGCCGCTAGCGTTGCCGTTGCTGCGTTGCCAGTTGTATTTTGGTTAAGTGTTGGAAACGTACAGTTAGTTAAAGTACCTGATGTGGGTGTTCCTAAAATAGGTGTTACTAATGTGGGGCTTGTAGATAACACCACATTGCCTGTACCAGTGCTTGTAGTTACACCTGTACCGCCATTAGCAACGGGAAGAGTACCTGTAACGCCTGTGGTCAGCGGAAGCCCGGTACAACTCGTTAGTGTGCCTGAAGAAGGAGTGCCCAATACAGGCGTTACCAATGTAGGGCTGGTGGCGAATACTAATGCGCCGGACCCGGTTTCACCTGTTACAGCAGCTGCTAAGTTAGCACTAGAAGGGGTGGTTAAAAAGGTTGCAATCCCCGTGCCTAAGCCTGAAACTCCAGAAGATACTGGAAGTCCTGTACAGTTAGTTAAAGTACCTGATGTCGGGGTTCCCAACAATGGAGTAACTAGAGTTGGCGATGTATTAAGCACATTACTGCCAGAACCAGTAGAAGTCGTAACACCTGTACCACCATTGGTAACACCTAATGTGCCGACGATACCAGTGGATAACGGAAGCCCGGTACAGCTAGTTAAAACTCCAGACGCTGGTGTGCCTAATGCTGGGGTTGTTAATGTTGGGCTAGTTATAGATGGACTAACCGCACGTACTACAGACCCTGTACCCGTAGCGGTCGTAACACCTGTACCACCTGATGTAACTGGGAGGGCATTTACAAACGCTGCATCTGTAGCCGCTAATAGAGGTGTCACTATTGATGTTGAATACGTACCTGCACTGGTTATATTTACGCCGTCATTAAATACAATTGCCGATACTGAAGATGGTATTGCAACGCCTGTACCCGTAGAGTTTTTAATAGTAACAGTATTTGCAGTATCGTTTTGTACGATGTATTGCTTTTCAATATTAGGAACGATTAAGTCTCTGGCTCCGCCAGTTGTACCTGTCAAGCGCAAACGTAGGTTACGCGCAGTTTGCGTCCCGTTGGTATCTGTTAGGGTTAGTGTTACGTTAGCACTGGCAAAAGTTACATCTGCAGACCCGGTAATTGCCTCTCCAATAGCAGTGCCCAAGTTGACGTTCGTAGTTGACCCCCACGTACCGGATTGTTCCCCGGTAGTGATTAGCTCTATCTTAAGTGGTGAATAGGTACTTGCCATTGTTTAATCCTTATTTAAACCTTAACCCAATTTTCTTGTGGGGCTACAGGCCATACTATTTTGCCGGATACTGGATAAAGTGCATACTGACGAACTGCATTACGGTACTGGTCAAAAGCAAGTTTATTCCCTAGGTATGGATTACTAAGTGCTGGGTCGCTTACACTAGGAATCTGTGTCCAGTCTGTTTCTTCTAGTAAGCCTATTGCAGTCGCTTTGTTTTGGTCTGCGGGTGTTTCCGCTGCAATGATTGCATCCGCTTCTGCTTGCGTAATAGGCACATAGTCTGAAGGAATTAGGTAATCTTGTGACCCGTCGGATTCGTATGCATAAACTTGATTTGTTGGTGATAGATACAGTTTCATGTTATTTCCTTAGCGTAATTCAGCTACCCACGCGGCCTGGTTACATGAGTATACAGACCCATTTTGAACTATTGCAGTTATACTATTACCCGCATTATTTACAGTACTTTGGGCAACGATAAGCCCATCGACCGTAAGCTGCAACGTCCCCAATGCATATAAAGATACCATAATAGATTTGCCGGTAGAGTTTGTATAGTTAGTATTAGCTAACCTAGTTACAGTTTGCCAGGTTTGTCCTTCACCGATAGGGTTAGAGGCTGTTGCAGCATTCCCACCAATAGAAAGCCCCGCTGCGGTACCTGTGATGTTTGTCCCTACTAAAGTACTAGGGGTTCCTAGGTTTGGGGTTACTAGTGTTGGGCTTGTCGACAACACCACATTGCCTGAACCCGTTGACGTAGTCACACCTGTACCACCATTAGCAACTGCGAGCGTACCTGTAACACCTGTAGTTAATGGAAGGCCCGTACAGCTTGTTAATGTGCCGCTGGACGGAGTACCTAATACCGGTGTAACTAAAGTAGGGCTTGTGGCAAATACCAATGCACCTGAACCCGTTTCATTTGTAACAGCGGCGGCAAGGTTAGCACTTGATGGTGTTGCTAAGAATGTGGCTACCCCCGTACCAAGACCTGAAACACCTGTAGCAATGGGAAGGCCAGTACAGTTAGTTAATGTGCCTGATGTCGGAGTGCCTAATATCGGGGTGACTAGAGTGGGGCTTGTTGAGAGTACATTACTGCCGGAGCCGGTAGATGTTGTAACCCCCGTACCACCATTAGTAACCCCTAATGTGCCAGTAACGCCGGTAGACATAGGAAGACCTGTTGCATTAGTAAGCACCAATGCGGATGGGGTACCTAAAGCCGGTGTAACTAGGGTAGGGGAAGTGCTTAAAACATTGCTACCTGAACCTGTAGATGTAGTTACTCCAGTACCGCCGTTAGTGACACCTAATGTACCAGTCACACCTGTAGATAGTGGAAGACCTGTACAACTTGTTAGTGTGCCTGATGTCGGAGTACCCAGTGCTGGGGTTGTTAACGCTGGACTAACTGCACGAACTACTGCACCCGTACCTGTTGCAGTTGTAACCCCCGTACCACCAGAAGTAACAGGTAGTGCATTGATAAATACCGCGTCAGTTGCCGCTAGGGTAGGTGTTACTACTGAGGTTGAATACACTGCCGCACTGGTTATATTTGTACCATCATTGAACACAACGGCTGACATTGTTGGTGGTACGGCTACACCGGTACCTGTAGCGTTTTTTATTGTAACTGCATCAGCACAGTCATTCTGCACGATGTATTGTTTTTCTATCGCAGGTACAATTAAGTTTCTAGCGCCAGCTGTAGTTCCGGTTAAGCGTAGTCGTAGGTTGCGAGCAGTTTGCGTTCCGTTAGTATCCGTTAATGTTAGAGTGACGTTAGCACTAGCAAAGGTAACATTGGCAGACCCAGTAATAGCTTCTTCAAGCGCTGTGCCTAGATTAACGTTTGTGGTTGAACCCCACGTACCCGATTGCTCGCCAGTGGTAATAAGCTCAATTTTTAGTGGTGAATAGGTACTTGCCATTATTTATTCCTTTACACCTTTTACCATACTCTTAAATAATTGAGAAAGTACGGCTTCTGGGGAGTCTTCTATTTCTTCGGGCACTTCTACTGTGCCTTCTATTTCGGTAATTTGTTCTTCAACGGGCACAGGTTCGACTACGGCTTGAGTTTTACCCAGCAATAAGCTTTCCCACTTAATACGGGATTCTTCTTCTGATGTTAATTCTACTTGTACTTCAGCCATTATTAGCCCCTATTTAACTATTTGTATTGTACAGTATTATTGATTATCGTCAACGTTAGTCCAGTTTGGATTCTGTGCATCATCTATGTCAGTCCAAGTACTAGTCTGTGTATCTGTCACTGCCACCCACCCTGGTGTTTGTGCATCATTTATTGCTAACCAGGTGTTTATTTGCGAGTCATCTATCGGATTCCAATCCGCTACGTTTCCTGCAATTATTTTAATCCAGCCTGTTGTGGTTGTTGAGTCTAGTAAAGCAAAGTTTTCAATTAGTGCTACGGCAAATTGTGCAGTTATTGATAATGCGTCAGTACTTGAAAACGACTCTGCTATGCTATAGAAAATGTTTTTAGCGGATATGTTTGCGTCAGCTACTGTTGTGTTTTCCGCTATAGATATTAAATACGCAGTACCCGCAGCGAGTACATCATTTATTCTAGTTGCTTCCGATACCGATTGTACAAACTGAGCAGTAATAGCCTCTATGTCGTTTACTGTAATTGGCTCAACGCGTGTCTGTAAAAATGCAGACTGTTGAGTGCTGCTATCTGCTAGTGTAATTGGCTCAACGCGTGTCTGTAAAAATGCCGACTGCTGTGTGCTACTATCTGCTAGCGTAAACGGTTCTAATCTAGTTTGTAATGCAGCAAAGTACGGTACGGGTGTATCTAGTAGTCCAATATTCTCTGCACGACTTTGTGCAAATCCTGCAGTAATAGTTGGTGTGTCTGCTAGGTTTAGATTCTCTGTTAAACTTTGTAAGAACGTAGATAACTGCGTACTTGAGTCGCCAGCCCCAAAGTTTTCTGTTTTTCCAAAGATAAATATACCCGCTTGCGAGTTGTTATCAGTTAAGGTTATCGGTTCTGCACGAGTCTGTAAAAACGCACTTAGTTGTGTGCTGCTATCCGCTAGCCCTATACCCTCAGTCAAGTCCGCAAAAAGGGTGTTGCCTGCTAAACTAGCAAACGGGGTCTGGGCAAAAGCGGATATGCCAAACATTACTCAGCCTTAAGCGCCTTTAGCTCATCTAACGATTCTGCGGCTTCTGCTAATAGGGTAATGTCTCGCAAGCGTTGTTTCTCCGCCACGATAGCAGATGTATCTGCACCTGACTCTAATGCTCGTTGAAAGGCTACATCTTGAGCTTGTAATAAAGATGTTCGTTCAAAACGTAATCGTGCCTTGGTAATCTCTTTAGCTTTATCAAAGTTAATGGTAATCATGCTGCATACTCCCAGGCATCGCGAAATGTTCTGTCTTCCGGAATATCAGATACATCTACTATTTTAAATTCAGCCCCAGCAGGTACATCTTTTTCTGCTAATTCCTCAATGGTATGCGATGCCAACCACTCAGCAGTTGGGATTATTATTGCCACACCCCCGTTATCTGTTTTGTATATAATTCTTTGCATAGTTTATCCTTACGCTGTTGCAGGGGCTTCATAAATGTTGATAGTTTCAAAAGCATCTGTTCCTACAAAAGTAGATGGTGAGCGAATATAATAATACGCCCCAGCTTTAACTGGGAACCCAAAAGAAAAACCTTTTGTGTTGTTATTTATGTCATCCCCTAGGGTTGCAATTACAGTGTTTACTGTAGTGCTTGTCCCTGCCAAAACATCTAAGCCATTCCTGAAAGAGCCTACTGCTCGTACAGTAACAAAGCAATTTACAGTCGGGCTGTACCAAGTATTAACAGCGCGAGTAATAAGGCTACCCCAACCAATTGCAGTTGGGTTTAATGTTGCCGTTGCCGTAATTGTATTCGCTGTTCCGTCTATTGTAACTGCCATGATTATCCTATTCGTACATTATGTTTATTGTGCCGCCATCAAATGTGGCTGTGCCAACTGAAGTGGTAAGTCGCACACGGTCTAATGTACCTCCAATGGTTACTGTACCGCCACCAACAGCAAGGTTTGCTTGGTTTACCGCACCTTGTGAACCTGCTACCCAAGTATTACCTGTAATATTAAATAAGGTTAAAGCACCATAAATTACATCAGAAGCTGCTAAGTTACCTGCGATACCAAACCCTACTGAGTTAGCCGCTGCACCTCCAGCCGCTGGCCAGCTTGCGCCTAAATACCCTGAAGTGGTATAAGTTCCAGAACCTATTTGGACACACATAACGGTTGTAGTATTCATTGTTATACCACTAACTATAAAAGTAATTCGCTTTACCCAACTAGGTATCCCAGTATATTCATAAGATGTAGCGCCTGTATTTGTTGCCTGCGCTGTACCCCTTACAATAGGGGCTAATGTATCTGTTACCGCCACCAATGTCTGTGTTGATGACCCTGCAACGGCTGGTGCGGATAGTGTAACCGAACCGCTTGTATTACCTGAAAGAACTACTGAAGCCATTATGATTTATCCTTATCTGAAAAATGACACATTGTTCCAAGTACCATCTTGTGGACCTTGGTTTGTTGTTCCGGTCATATACCATTGTATCAATCTGCATGCAGTTGTTGTTGGGGCTGTAGTATTATTTATCCCCATCGGAAAAGGGGAAGGAACTGCTGAACCACCACCGCCTACCATTGCGTAGTTTGCATCTGGCATAGCGTTAGTAAAGTTTACTGTATAATCACCTACTCCGTTATCCGTAATAGAGGTAACATTAAACGAACCCCTTATCGCTACTGTGCCTGTACCATTAAAGTTTACCCAAGCACGGCAGAATGTTCCAATCGCCACATTGTTTACATCTGAAATAGTAGGCGGAGTTAATGCCACGCCATTCTTAATGTTTAGCTGGCTTGTTGAAGCCGCTTGTACTATATCTGCTATTACCGTTCCTGCCATATTATATCCTTATAAAACTACCCAGCGTGAGCCGCTAGGAACTGTAATTGTAACACCGCTATTGACTGTAATTGGCCCAGTAGAGCTTGCACTAGACCCAGCAGGGATTGAATACGATACAGTTGCCGTTAAACTATTTACATGAAATGGCTGCGATGAATTAATTGTTGTACCCGTTACTGTGGTTGTCGCAGCTATAGAGCCTGATGTATTAAATGAAGAGCCGTTAAACGCGACCCAGCCTACCGTCATTACTCCTGCTGAACCAGCGCCAGATTGCCCCATCCAATATGAGTTGGCGCCTAGCCCTAATGCTCCTGTAGTGCCGGTAATACCAAATCCAAGCCCAATTTGCCCTGCCCTGGTTGAACCATAGTATGAATAGTTGTTGGCATTGGCTGGCTCAGTAACAGCCGCAGTTCCATAAGGGTCAGCAGATGAACCATTTCCTGCTACGTTTAGAGTGGTAGAATTTACTGTACCGCCTGATACGTTTGTAGCTGTTGTAGCTGTCGCTGCGTTGCCAGTTGTGTTTCCTCCTGCGGTAATATTTGTAGCAACAACAGCTCCACCAGGCATATTGTAGTTAGTGCCATCCCAATATAAATATTTAGTACCAGAGTTGCTTAAATAAATTACCCCAGTAGTACCGCCTGTACGGTATGTTGTTATATCCCCGTTGACTACGTTTAATCCTGTAGATACACCAGAAGTGTTGGGGGTTATGGTAGCCGTTGTAGAGCTTACTCTACCTGTTACGCTTAAGTTAGTAGCGCCTGGGTCTGTGGTATTACCTATTGATACGCCACCAGAAACATGAATACGCATCCGTTCACCAAATGCTGCTGTAGTACCTGCTGTTCCTGATGCAACTGTATGCCAAGAGTGAATACCTAATTGCTGTGCATAATAGGCGGCCGCAGCCGTGGTTTTGTATATCCAATTTGTACCGTTATAGTAGGTGTTATTACCAGACCACAGCCCGTTACCATTGTTAGAGCCAGTAAAATTACCACCGCCAAATTCTAAAACATTTAACCCCGTCCAAGCACTAGGAGTTGCAGCTATCCCTACGTTACCCGCAGAATCAATACGCATACGTTCAGCGTTGTTTGTACCAAAAATAACTGGGTCTGCTGTTAAAGAGCCAACTAACAATCCATTACTTGATGCGCCATCTGAAAATAAACCTGCATAGTTAGCAAGTGTCTGCCCAAATGCAGTAGCAGTTACGCCTGTACCATATTGTCTAAGCAACCAAGAACCCGTGCTGTTGCCAACCCCTCTAACTCCAGCACTTGCTGATGTACCTGTATTTGTATTAGTAAACACCCCTTCAAGGCTTGCTGCGGCAGAACCTGTTACATCTAATTTAACGGCAGGAGTAGCAGTACCAATACCCAAACGGTCATTAGTATTATCCCAAAAGAATTGAGCATTATCCTGTGAATAGGTACCGCCTGTACCGGCAAATACTACGGAGCCTGCTGTAAGTGCAGTTGCTGTTCCTGTACCCCCCGCTGCTACTGGTAATGTACCTGCTGCTAGCGCTGAAGCTGATGTTGAATATAGCGCGTTGTTTGCCGCAGTGAATGTAGTTAAGCCTGTACCGCCGTAGCCTGAAGCAATAGTACCACCTTGCCAAGTACCACCAGAAATTACAGTTGACCCAAGAGCTAGGGAGTTAGTACCCCAAGTAACATTTTCAGGTATATATCCATGCACATCCCAAGTACCGGCAACGGTAGCATTAGATAGCAATACAAGCTCAATCGCACCGCCAGAAGTAATAGTAGTAATCGTAGCTAAGGCGTTATCCTGAATCGTCAATAAACCTGATGAGTTATTGTTAAACTCAAACGCTACCCCTGTTGTTAGGGTAGTTGCGTCAGGCATCCTATAGGTTTGTGTCGTAGACCCAGTTAGTGTCTGGGAGTACGTAGAGGCCGCAGTTAAAATTGTTGTGCCCGCTGCAGATACAGTGGAGGTGTTAGATTGATTCAGCCTGTTTACAGCTATATTTTGGTTAGCATCACGCAATACAACTGAGTTAGCGCCGGTAGACGCAGTAACACCTGTACCCCCGTAAGCAACCCCTATAGTTGAACCGTTCCAAACGCCAGACGCAATTGTACCTAATGGACTTACATTACCACTTGCATCTTCGTATACTGATTTTGATGATGGGTATGTGACAAATACGGATACGGCACCACTAAATGTAACTGCGGTATTTGAGTTGCTAGAGGATAGAATTGTAGTACGTGTAAGCGTAGGACCCGTTGTTGAGTACGTGCCAAGACCTACTTCCCAGTTACCTGCGCCATCAAACGCTGAGTAGTATGTAGTATTAGTATTGCCGATAACGGCAAACGTTTGGAAGCCTGTAACAGTTCCAGTTAGGGTAAAGCTAACTGTGGTATTAGCCGTACCCGTCTGTTGTACGCGGTCATTTAGCGCTAGAGCCATTTAGGACTCCTTAGCTTGTTGCTGTTGTGCTGTATGTAACCGCTACTGTATCGCCGGCTGTAGTAATCTTAGCTGTTGAGAATGCCCCTGCACTATACAAGGTACCTGCTGTGCTTGATAATGTACTTACTGCACCTGCACCTGTAGTTAAGAAGCAACCACCAACTGTACCACCTGCACCTGTAATAGTGTAAGTAATCGCTGCAGCTGTAGAAGTCGTCACGTTTGTCGGTGTAGTACCTGCTGAAGAAGACGCTGCGAAAACTGCGGTACCGCGAACTGCTGAACCACCAACGGTGTAGTTAATAAACTCAGTCCAGCCAGCGTGTGAAGCCATCGTATCTGCTGCTGCAAATGTCGGACTAGCACCTGAAATCAAACCTAAGAATGGGCCAACTGTAGTGTAAGTACCTGATGTACGTAATAGGGTGTCAAGTAATAACTGTTTACCAACCGCGTTAACTAGGTTAGGGAATGACTCTTCCCATTTTAAGTTGCCTTCTGCGTCACGGCATTCAACGTGATATACACCCTCTATGCCTACTGTTTCATTAGAATCACCTGTAGTGCCTAATGTGGCTTGGATTACATCCCCAAAGCCTTGTTGCTCTTTAACCATAATAAACTCCTAAGATATTCTAATAATTGCCGTTGTTGATGTTGCTGTGGGGAATGTCACCGTAAATGTGCTTGCGGCCGTTTTATCTTCACCAAAGTTTAATACCGCAACTGCGGCACCTGTTGTGCTATTGTATATCAAAGCACCCCTCGTAGTAAATGCAGCTGGACTCCAAGTGACATTTGCAAACGATACGTATGCGACACCATTTCCATTAACAGGAACGCTTGGAGTTAAGACCTTGCCTCCCGCAGTGTAGCCTGTGCCAGTGATTTCACCTGTTGTTGTATAGGCTAAAGTGTCAGCACCCAATGTAGCTGTTGAGTTATAGAGGGCTATTTTATATACGTATGAAGTACCGGTGTTAAAGTTCTCTACGCCTTTTAACACATTCGTTTTAAATACTGTACATACTGTTTGGTTTATCGCCACAATTATTCCTAATTACATCACGGGGTATCTTACTTGCCCATTACGGTATGCATCTCGTCTATTTTTGCCATCACCCAATTGTTTCAACAACGCCATAGCTTCATCGTAACGTTTTTGGTATGTTGCAGTTACATCCGCTTCACCCTTCATGTAGGTATAAGCTTCTAATAGGGCACCATACAACAGCACGGAGTCAAAGTTATCACCCAACCAAGTAGTACCCGCAGTCACAATAGACTCTGGGTAGTAGAAGTAGTGTAGCTCCATAGCATAACTGGCATCAGGAGTTGGGCCTAATATAAATGTGTTCTGGTCAAACTGCGCGTAATACGCAGGGGTTCCATAGTATGCAGCATCTGTATCAGGGTAAGACTCACGAATAAAGTTAACGTCCTTATCTAGTAGGTACGTGAATTCGTTGTTGCCATTAATCAAAGCTAGTGAGAACGTTGCCAACCAATCAGACGGGCAGGTTAAATACTTATTCCCGCTTGTAAGATTACCCACCACGTTCTTACGCAGGGCAGGTAGTTGCACCGAGTTATAAACCCGTTGTTCTGCTTCATCTATAAACGTGTTTATATCAGCTGTTTCAAACTGATTCTCGGTGTAGCTTTCAATCGCTGCAACTAATTGGGTGTAGTTCATTGGCCTACCTTATGCCATAGGACCGCGTGAAGTGAAACCTTTTGTAGCAGCACCACTACCACGTTGTTTAATGCCTGATGTTTTTACATCGTTACGTGCAGGATTACCACCGCTTACGCGACGGGCTGGAATGCTACCGTTTGAATCACTAGCGCTTAAGTTGTTTGGGTCAGACGAATAGCTGATGTCTGGGGTAGGTACTTTAATTGGTTGTTTGTATACTGACATAATTAACCCTTTTTCTGATTAGCTGCACGTGCCAAGTTACGGCCTACTTTTTTCATGTCGATTGACTTAACTGTGCTGGCTTTACCACCTTTAGAAACACCACCGTCTTGGCCTAGTTTAGCACCATCGATGCCTAACTGTTTGCCTTTAGTTTTACCCTTGGTATTGATACCTTGTGCGCCTGCTTTAAATGCCATTTTATTTCTCCTATGTCGTCGTTACGGTTACAGTACCGACTGAGGCAACTGCTACCAACTGGTTTACTTCTAAGTTAAACGGGTCATGTAATCCAACCGGATTCCATCCCCACTGTATTATCCTACTACCTTGCAAGGGAACCCCAGTTGCATTTGGGCTAACGCTTGTTGTTTCGGTTAATTGTAACCCATTTAGACCTGATTGATAATAGCCTAAATCTGGGCGTGGGTCTCTAACTGCTTGCGGGTCATTAACTGGGTACATACCCAATTGCAATTGTGGTTGGTCTGGCTCCCAGCAATCTTGACACACAAGGATGTTAACATTTTTTGTCTTAATAACCAATCGTTTAAGCTGCGATAACTTATATCTAAACCCGCAACGGTCGCACTGGGATATTGCAAATTTACCACTTGAGTATTTACTAGCCATTATACTACCTAATAAACTGCATTCTAGGCGCTAAACGAATAGCCGCTTTCTCTCTATCCTCGTCCTGTGCGTTTTTAAGTGTTTCATCGTACACCATTTTGAGCATCTCTACACGAGGTAACGCCTCTGGAATTTTCATGCTTAAATGATACGCTAAGCCCGCAACCATCGCAGGAATAAACCTAAACGGAATGTCTTGTGTTGTCGTACCGCCATTACCCGCGTCTTGTATGCGACGTAATCGCCAGTACACAAAGGTATAGTAGTTGTCTTGTTCTGGAACTGGCCAGATATTAATTGTCGGATACTGTACGCCTGTAGGTGCTGGATTAGTTGCCCCTGACTGACGATTTATCCACACCTGTATAGGGCGACCTTGCGCATTCTTATTTGGTATCGTCGAGTAGGTTGAACCACTAATGCGTGTGATATTGATGTCTGTTTGATTTTGGCCTGTGCCTGTGCGTACTACGTGGTCTAACAAATCAATCGTATCCACCGGTAGGTCGTAAACAATATCATTGGTATTTAATAGAATAGACCCCTCTTCTACAGTCCATAAGTTAATACCCATATTTGCCCACTCGATGGTAAGCAAATTAATACTTCTACGCGCAGTCCTTAAGTCGTAACCCGTGCGTAACTCTGAGCCGCATCTTTCGAATGCTTCTTCCACTAGATTGTTTACATCTAGGTTAAATAGTGCGGTACCTGAAGTTGTCATATGTTCTTTACCAAATAAATACTACTTCTACTATACCCAAACTAACGATAATGTAGTTGCTCTCTTCTATGAGTTCATGTTGAATCCCTAGAGCAAAGCCACAAATCATACTTATGCTATAGAGTTCCATCATGTTATTTCCTTTGTGATAGGGCAGGAAAGTTTATCTTTCCGCCTCGTTTATACACATCAACCTTATTTGGGTCATCCTTACGCGTAATAATGCGCGGCTTTTTACCGGGCATTTTGTTTGGGTTGATTATACCCATTCCGCGTGACGGTCTCATAATTAGGCCCTAGTTTTACCACGTACTGCGCAGCCGTCGGCGCGTCTAGATGCTGAACCTACTGAACCACCTTTTTTCATGTTGATACTCATATCATCTTCGGTTTGACCGATAGGGTATGTTTTTTGTTTAGCCTTAACCTTGGCCTTAGCCTTTGGAGCTGGAGGGGGTGGTGGAGGTGGCGGAGGTGCAGATTTTTTTGGGGGTGTTGGTGTTGCAGACCCGTTGTCTACTTCTGCTTCCCATGCTTCTATTTTCTTAGCCATAATTAGCACATCTTCCCGCGTGTCTTACCGCGAACTTCAATGCCGCCACCTTTAGCCATTTTAGTGCAACCACCTTTTTTAAGGGCTGCTAGGTCAGTTTTCTTGCCACCGTGCATTTGTTTATCATGCATGCCAACAGCTTTCTTAACTGTTTTCTTGTCCTGCGCCATGTCCATTTTTGTGTTTTCTTTAGCCATCATAGTTCCTTTATTAACATTTCCAACGTTTTAATGACGCTGCTTTACGAGTAGGTTTGCCATTCTCGTCTTTCATTGGGCCTGGCATACCTGACATACGGGCACAAAACGATTTCTTGCGAGGACCACCTTCTGGCTGAGGAGCTTTCAAGTTAGACCCTGTTGCTGCATTGTATTTTGCGCGTCCTTTAGCAGTAAGTCCAGCGCCTTTATCGGTAGCTAGTTTCTCACCACGACCAACGGCTAATGATACACCGCCCTTTTTAAAGGTCTTGCCCTTGTCCGCTTCATTAAACTCTTTTGCTACTTTAGTAGGAATACCCACCTTCTTAGCAAATTTAGGGTTATGAGCGGCCGCAGCCATCAGCTTAGCTTGAGGTTTACTCTTGCTCGGCATCTTCCACTACCTCTTTAACAGGCGCGTCTTTTTGAAGTTTAGCTTTGCGAACATCTTTAACTTCTGCTTTAGCTTCAGGTTCTTTTTTGTCGCCCCAGCCGTTTTCATTAATTATCATAGTAATTTCCTATCCAAATAGTTTATGTGCGAATTGAGTAACTACAGCGCCAAGAGCACCACCTGCCCCACCTACCATCATCAAGACTCTCCATCCCCCACGAGCTTCCGCAAGGGTTGTATTAATGTTGTTAAGAGTCTTTTTAATGTCGTCCATATCAGCGACAAGTCTATCCATATCAGCTTGTAGATGCTTAATCTCAGTTTCATGTACTGCTAGTTCTCGTTCTACGCTCATATGTCACCTTAGCCGTAAAATGCTGTTATTGCAGAAACATTAGTCAGGTCAGCATAAATATTAGTATCGAAACGAATGCCTTCGCCAGGTAACAATACATATATAGTAAATGAATCACTTGTACCTACATCAAGTTCTAATAATGTAGTTCCTGAAGCGCCACCATTTTTAATTGACACGTTTCCATCAAGACCGTTACCTCTATACGAGATAGCCTTTAAACGAGCTGGATTAGCTGATACTACTCCGTCAGCCGTAAGATGTGTTGCTTTTACATCATATTGCATTGCCATAATTAATCTCCTTAGATTATAAGCGGGGCCGAAGCCCCTAGATTAATTAAGCAACTAAGTTGTTAGCTTGAACGTAACGAACTGTTAAGTAGCCTACACCAGCGCCAGTGTTGGTTGAAGTTACAACAATTTTAACGTCTGTTGCACCTACATCAACAAAAGCTAATGTGCGAGTTGCGTCTGTGCCTGGGGTTACTGAAACAACACCTACTGTACCACCGGCTACCGCACCAGCTGCAGTGTATGCAGTTGCTAATGCAGTGTTACCTAGACCTAGAGTTGAAGCTACGCCATCCCATACAGTGGTTACATATAAAGTCATTTCGACGATTTGGCTGTTTGCTGGAATTACGATTGTAGTTGCAGCTGAGGATTGTAATACTTTTTGTGATTGTGCCATTACAACTTGACCTACGTTAGCAATGTTAGTGCCTACTGTAGTACCTGTTGTGTTGCGGATGTTACCGGCACGTATTGGGCCGCTGAATGTGGTATTAGCCATTTGAATTTCTCCATACAAAGTAAGCCTACTAGTCTTGTATGCGTCCGCCGGGACAGTCTAATAAGCCGGATTTAATTTCCCGGTTGATATAGCCTTTATACTAGCGTTTTATGGAGTTGTCAATATAAATTAGGCGTAGATTTGGTAGTTGTTACATGTAACGCAGAAAGCCGAAAAACTCGTTACTTACTACATCCTCTAATGTCGGCTTAACCGCCTATGTTTAAACAAATGTTTAGACTATTTGTTCATTACGTACATTGTAACTTCAAAGCCAAAACGCATTTCAGTAGCTGCTGGTGATGTCCACATGTTCAAATTCTCCTGTTTTTTATACACGTCGTGTGTATATGTACGAATTATGTTCTTTTTTATACATATCACAATACGGAAAACCATTAAAAAAGGCCCACCGAAGTGAGCCTCTTATCTTACCTAGTACTTATTAAGCACCAGCTGAACCAAACATACCTAATGGGTCAGACCAACCGAATGAATAACGCTCACGGGCTTTGTAACGTACGTTACCAGTGTCAAAGTCGCCATCCATTGAAGTACCTAGTGGGCTACGAACAAAGTGTTTCATGCCGTTAGGAACATCAGTTGTTAAGAACCACGCATTTGTGTCGGTCAAGAAGTGGTTAATTGCGTAACCTTCTGGGATTGAACCGTTGTTTTTCAATGCGTTGACATCATTGTCAGCAGTACCAACACGCAATTCAGTTTCCAACAAGCGGGTTGCAACGAATTGCAATGCTGGTGGGATAATCAATTTAGCTGGTTTTGCTGCAATTAACAGACCACGCTCATCAGTCCATGCTGCGATTTGGATAACAGCTGCTTCTAAAGAAGTTTCGTTCAAATCCGCTGGGGTTGTTGGAATGTTGCTGTTTACACCGCCTGTAACAAGTGGGTGAGAAGCTGAGAACAATGGCACACCATCACCACCGTTGTATGAACCAGAGGTGTTGAAACCGTTGTTCAATACGTTAGCTGCTTTAACTTGTTTTGTGTACGCCATAGCACGAGCTAATGCTTTAGTATAACGAGCAGACAATGTGTCATACAAGTTATCTTCTACAGCTTCTTCAGTTAAGCTGAAGCCAAGAGCAATAGTTTCGTGTGTGTAGCGAGCTGTCCAAGCTTCTTGAGCATTGTCGTAAGCGATGGCGTTGCCTTCGTTTTTAACAGGAGCTGCTGAGAAGCCAGACAATTTTGTTTCTTCTTCGAAGGAACGCTCAGAAGATTCAGTTTCGTAAATCTCTTGATGTTCTTCACCATAACGTTTGTACTCTAGACCAAACAAAGCATTTAAGCCTGGTAATAGTTCTTTAAGTAACTGTGCGCGTGAAATAGCCATTATTTATTCTCCTTAATCGCCAACACCGGTACCATTGTAATACGTATGGATACCAAAGTTAAATTTAACGATACAATCAGTGTATGCGTCACCAACAGTAGAGAATGGGCCGTTTACGAAATCCACTAAACGCAATGCGATAGTGTTTGTTGTAGCACGGGTGCCAACGTCTAATGATATTTTTGAATCGCCAGTAGTTGTAGAACCTGCTGTTTGATTCACGCCAAAGTTAGAACCTAGCATTGTTTGAGTCACAGCATCATCTGCTTGGATTTGGAACAATGCATCTGGGTCATCACATACATAAGCTGTAGCGTTTGAAGCAACAGTACCGGTAGGCCAGTATTGTGCTTGCAAGAAATAGCCTAATGATGGGCTTGTGTATGAACAACCTAAGAACACACCAACTGTACCAGCTGGGAATGCATCCGCGTTTGTACCTACGTTTGTTACTTTTACGATAGTTCCGTCTGTACCAATTGCAACAACGTCACCGTAAAAAATGTTAGCAGCGTAACCGCTAGCGATTTTTAATTGACGTGTTGAGCCAGCAAATTGCTGACCACCAATTAGGTTAATAGGACGTAGACCGTATGGGGCTGCTGTAGTAGCCATATAAATCTCCTAAATTATTTACCTTTACCGAACGAGGTTGTCGAGCGTTTATCTTTAAATAAAGGCATCCGAGCATCGTTCTCTTTCATGAAGCTGTTGTCCACTGCATCAGTTTGAGCCTGAGTTTGCTTATTGTAATAAGCAGAGCGTTGGTCAACGAACTCCTCCGGGGTTTTACATAACAATAACCCACCCACTTCTACTGAATCTTTGTAGCGTGAATCTGGATTTGTTAATAATTGCATTTCTGGATGGTCTGCCAATTTGACGGGCTCCCAACCTTCTCGCATTTTTGAAGAAACGTTCATAGCATCAGCTTGACCAGCCATACTAGTACGAACCCAACGATATGCCCATCCCGGTTGTTTAGTGAACTCAGGCAATAAACCTGCCGGTGCCCATTCTTCATTCCGTTTAAAAGCTACATCTCGAGTTTCTACTTCGCGGTTTTGTCTTGTATCAACCATTATCTGTTCTCCAATTTAATTGTCTCACGTGCATATTGTTCAGGCGTTAATCCTAACTTCTTAGCCAAGGCTAATTGAGTTTTGGACAAATGTACTTTTTTTGGCGCGGTACTACGCGAAGCCGAAGCTACAACATTCGACGGTCTAGTGCGTTGGGCGGGTACATCATCGTCCAGCGGGTCATCCTCAAAATATTCGGGGAATCGTTTGCGCATCGTTTTATCGATGGTTGTGTAATACTCTGTTGAAGTGGCATCTACGCCACTCCTAACTAGCTTCTCATGCAACCCCAAAGCGAGGCTAGTCATTTCTTCATCTGTACCAAACCAACTGTTCTTATCTTGCCAAGCAAGAGCTTTCCGGTCGGGTTTTGACACTTGGGGCCGTTCAGGTTGTATATTTACATGATAATCCTCGTCTTGTAAAGCATTATTATGTTGTAAACGATAATTATTTGTTTGTGTAAGTTTATATTGTGCTTCATTCATGCGCTGTTGCGCATCAATAATCTTATCTGTATCGCCTGAGTCATACGCTTCGCGGTAATCCCGTTTAGCCATATCCAACTCATTAGTCGCAGATTTCTTAGCTACTTCTATATAAACTTGTTCACCAGATGTTAATGATGATTTTAGTCTTTTATTTTCTTCGACAATAGTTTGCGCAAATTTAACCGCTTCTTCACGTTCCCTTGCTGCCGCTTCTTTTTCGCGCCGTTCATCATGGTAAACTTTAGTAAGTTGTGCCATTCGTTTTTTAACGCCTTCAGAATATTCCGTCAGGTCGTCTTTTTCTAACTCTTCGACTATTTCTTTTGGTAGTCGTTCCCGATTACGGTCTTTTACGGGAGTGTCGTCTATGATATCAATTTCAATATCGGCAGCGTCTGTCGTTACTTTTACATTATCTTTCCCAACAATATGAACTTCCTTTTCATCTGGAAATTCAAAATCATCATCAAACTCTGGTTGTGCAGCCATATATTTCTCCTATGCGCGAGTATAACCGCGTGGGTCGTCTACTACACCCTCGACAGTATCATCGTTGATTATGCGGAATTCTCTTCCGTGGATTTTAAAACGAGTACCTGCGTATGCACGGGTAAGGACAAAATCGCCTTGTTTACACCATGCACCTGTAGGGAACTTCGCTTCTTCTTTGTAGCAAAGGTCGCCCATTTTTAACACGAACAATACTACTGTGCCGTTCTCTTCAATACGTTTAGTAGAACTATCTTTAATAATTCCGCTTTCGTACTTATCATCAGCTTCAGGGACTGCACACAAAATGCGATATCCTTTTGGCTCTGGTAGTTGCGTAACTACTTGTGTAGGTTCTTCGGGCTGGTTTAACACCGCCGACAAATCTACCGCTTGCGCCAGATTTACTTTACTCATCGTCCATCTCCAGATTTTTTGCGAGGTCTGATATTAAAGACTGTGCGGTAAGTAGACCTCGAACCATACCGACAGCTTGTTGATAGGCACCAAAATCCTTGGCTGCACCATCGCCAAGAGATTCAATAACTGCTTTGCGACGTTCTTCGATTTGGCTTAATAAGATGCCTAACGTACCGTCTATCATTTTTTAGGTTCCTTTGGTTGTAATTTTAATTCATGTTCTTTTTGTGTTTTAACCGCTTGCATACCAAGTTTTACACCTTCCATAGATTGTTTAACTTTTAGCTCTTTGTCAGTTTTAACTGCGTCGAACCCTAACTCAACACCTCGTAAAGTCTTCTTATCATCCGCGTTCATTATTGCAATGCGTTCTGTAGAAGCGATGCGCTCACGTTCAACTTTAAGTCGCTCAATCCCTTCTTGAATATCTGCATCAGTTTTCTTATCTTTAATACTGACTTCTTTATCCTTAATCGCAAGCTCTTGCTGTTGCATTTGCACCAATGGGTCTTGTGCTTGTTGCTCTGCTTGTTTTTGTTGTGTTTCGGCTTGGCTCTTTTGAAGTAGTTGTTGTGCTGCAGTTGCAGTTAATCTAGCAATTTCTGCTTCAGCTTCTTCTGGTAATGGTAAATCTTCTTTTGGAAGCTCTACACCTAACTCATCTTCTAGCTGACGTTTATACGCAAAAGCAATATGTTCGTTTAAATGAGCATACCCAGCGGCTACAATGCTTTGCGCTTTCGGGTTTTGTCCAATGAGTTCGGCTAGTTTTGGGTCTTGTGAGAACGCTAAGTGCACTTTAATGTGCGCCTCGTGGTCTTGGTGCTCAAATGCTTTGACTGGTTTACCGTTAATGATGGCCATATTTTCTGTAACAGGGTCACGTGGTTTTTGGTCATCAGTTGTCGGAATTAGCTTACCAATATTCTTAATACCTAATACCTCGAGCATTTGTCGATTAAGCTCTGGTAAGTCGTAGATTTGTGGATTTGCTTGTGCCATCTGCATGACTGCTTGGTACTGAACCACTTTTTGACTCATCGTAGCAGCGTTAGGGTCTGATACAGGTATCACCTCTACCATATCGTAATCGGCTTGTTTAGCTTTGCGGTCACCTTCTTCTGGCTCGTAGCTATACTCTTCTGGCGTATAGTCACGGATAATGCCTGCCAATAACTTGAACTCTTGCTTCATCGCATAGTGGATACGTGCTTGAACCGCACTCATTACCTTCAATGTACGCTCAAGAATAGCTAGTGTTGTACCAACTGGAGAGTTACCTGACATATCAGAGACTTGTATGTCTGCCGCATTAGCAAATGAACGACCATCTTGAATGATTTGGTTCATCAACCCCATCAGTACTTGTGATGGCTCTTTGTATGGTAGCGGTAAGATATTGTCACGGATTGTGCCACTAGGGACATCTACATCACGGAACTCCGCTGGAGCAATCGGTGTGTCGTCCCCTTTAATACGTAAGCCACGTGATTTGAATCCGCCTGGAAGGTTAGATAGCGTACCTGCGTCTACCAACTGACGTAACAACATCGTGCCTGACTTAGCTGCGGCACCAATTAGATGAACTAACCCAAAGCAATAAAACCCAAAAGCCGGTATGTAACCGTAGTGCACGAAGTGTTGACGCTTCTGTTTAGTCTTATCTTCAGGGTTCCAGTTACGTCGAACTGCCAAAATCTCGCCTGTACCACGTTCCAATGTAACCACATATGGGAGGGCAATGCCTGTAGGTTCACCTTCTTTATCTTCGTCTTGGTACCCCGGAAGGTCTAAGTCGACGTGCATCTCGAGTACTTTAAAGCGGTCGTCCATCGTTGCATTGAAGCCCATCTTCTCCGCAATCTTTTTCTCTACTTCCTCAATAGTGTGAGTTGGCTCACCCAAGTCAATGTCACGATAGAACCCTGCCACTTGTAGCTTGCGTAGCTCGTTCTCTGTCTTACGCATGATGTGCGTTACACGTGATGCTGTTTGCAGTGACGATACGCCGTATGGCACCACAATATCTTCTGCTGGTACGTAGACCGCAACTTGGCGTTCTAGTGATGGGTCGTAGTACACCTTCTTAAAGGCATTGCCGCTTAATCCTAGGCCCCATAGAAGTCGTTCTTGTTCTGGGCGATACTCTGGCATTGCCTCGGTTAATTGATAGTTCATGTCGTCTTTAACACGAACTGCTGCTTCTGCTTTCTCTTTAGTTTCTTTACCAATGATAAGCGTCTTAACTGGACCGGCTGCTGGGAACGTCTCCATCATGGTCTCAGCTTGGAACTTAACCAATGCCTCACTTAACAATGGGTGAAACACACTACACGCACCAGGCCAAGGCTCGGTACGGTCTTCTATCTTCATTCCTAATAACTCAATACCATCAACATAGGTATCCAGCCACTCTTTGCGCGACGCTTCGTCTGCGTCATAATCACCGAGCAAGTCACCTGACAACTCGGTTAAATCACTTTCGTCCATAAACTCAGCTAAGTTAGCATCAAAGTCGTCTGGGCCTTCTGGTTCTGGCTGCAGCACAATGGTCATGCCGCCCGCAGTAATCGCCATGCTTTCCGGGTCTTCTACTTCAATCTGGATATCCGGCTCATTATCATCTAATGATTCTAATCCCTGCGGGGCGGTATATACGCTTTTGTCTACATTGTTTGCCATTTTTTATCCTTGCGTTTCAATAGTTTGTAGCCATTCCGCTACTTTAAATATTTCGGTTGACATATAAGCACTTTTGATGTTGTTAGCTTTGCATGATATTACCACGACATTCCCAATAACGTAACCTTTTGAAGGAATTATTCTGTCTAATGCTGGGCTAGTATCTCGCGCCTTTTTATTGCCCATCCACTTAAACTCAGTGTTAAATATTGGGCATCTATCTGTTAAAATACTTTCAACATAATCTATCGTTAGATTAAAAGGGATTTCTTTACCCTTAATTCTGTGCTTCGCACTCTTTACCGCAGCTCCCGCCCACACCCGCCTCGGATTTTTTAGTGTCCATTCCTTAGTCTTCTGGCGTTTGCGAGCGATGTCTCTCATATATTATATAACGTATTCGCACGTCTATACTCTCTAGGGTCTTCCCGCTCATCACTTGGTAGTTGTATGAACCCACCCTGCCTGAATCTTATCAGCGCTAAGGTTGTGGAGTCGACTAAGTCATCGTGGTCCCCGTTTGGAAAGTCACTGCACTGGTCAATCACCTCGTATGCCCACCGCTTATCAGGTGCCCACACAAACCCAGAAGAGAATAAGTCCGTTACCGCATTGACCCGACTAATCTTATCTTGCCCTTTGCCTGGGGTAAACTCCCCTGCCGGAACCCCCATCCTACGCAGCTCTTGGTATAGTGCCGCCCCGTTTGACTTCTTCTCCACCATAAAGGCGTCGGGCTCCCACTCCTTATACTCCTCCAGCACCATCTTCTTGAGTTCTGGAAACTCCAGCCGTTTTTGTACCGAGTTTAACAGTATGATGTTATACGTATCCGTCTCTTCGTTGAGGAACACCCCCCACGTAGTAAGCGCATTAAAGTCCGAGCGGTTATGTGACTCTTGTGCCGCGTCCAACGACATAATGACAAACTCGCATTGCGGCGGTTGCTCCTTCTCCCATATCTGCCACCAGTCTTTTTTAATCAACGCACCTTCAAGGCCAGTGGGCTGCTGCATGTACTGCGCATTCCACAAGTGTGGCGCAATCGTATTCTGTATTTTCTTAAGCTCGGGCAGGGGCCAGTACTCAGGCCATAGCGATGACTCTTTGTCCGTCCCCTCGTTCATTATTGCCGGAAACTCGATGTACTCCCACTGGTCCGCGTCTGGATTCTTTGCTGCGTAGTCCAGTAATTTCCCTATCAGGTCTTTCTTCGACCATCTGGTATGCACGACAATTATCCCGCCACCCGGCTGGAGCCGTTGCCGTGGACCGGACATGTACCATTCCCATGCCTTATCGAACACGTCTGTGTTCCCACTAATGATATCCTGCTCATTGTGGGGGTCATCGATGATGAATATATCCGCACCCATACCAGCCGCACCAGCACCCACACCGAGCGCATTATATACACCCCCCTTGTTTGTGCCCCACCGACCAGCGGCTTTACTATCCGTTTGCAGGGTTACATCAGGGAACGTCTCTTTATATAGCTCCGAGTCAACCAAGTTTCGAACTTTCCGACCAAAGTTTACCGCTAACTCCGCAGTATGTGACGCCTGCATTATCTTTTTGTCTGGGTAGTTGCCAAGGAACCACGCCGGAAGCAGGTATGACGCAAATTCTGACTTCGTATGACGTGGTGGCAGTGATATTGCTAGCCGTTTTATCTCCCCACGGGCAACTGCCTCGAATTTCTCGGCCATAATCTTGTGATGCCGCCCCATAATGAACGCTGGCCACATTTGTTTTACAAAATCAAGGAAACTCGTCTGTGATACCCCACGTCGCTGCCGTTTTTGCAGCTCTTTAACCACTTTTAGGGTAGGTGCCCGCTTCTCTAGTGGCAACTTATGCAAGTTCGCCATGATTTGTTCAACTTTTTCGGCATCCAAGAACATTAAATGTTTATCTCGATGTCTTTTATGTTGGCTTTTACCGGCTCAGGCATTTCGTACGTGTTGGTTTCCGGATTCAGGAGGAGTTTCAACGTTTGTTCTAGCTCGGACTCAAGTTCCTTAGTGGTCCGGTGCTCAATAGTCACCACACTGCGCTCAATAAACATCCCAACCTCTGCAATCTTACCTAACAGCTCCAATGCTTTGAGTCGCTCGCTGGCTTTCCCCGCTTCCTCGGACTCTATCAACAACTTATTCATCACGTACCGACGAACTTGCTTCGACTCTGCCACCACCTCATGGTCGTACTTAGTCAGTAACGCCTCAAGCTGCAGGATTACATCCGGTTTTTCTTTGTGTGGGGTAAACGGTTCTTGCTCATTGAATATTTTTGTGGCTAACCGGTCAGTTTCCGGCGTCTCTGTGACCTGCATGCCGTGTTGCATGAGCTCTATTGTGCTTCTGGCCCGTGCGCGGACCTCTTCCCTGTACGAAATGTCTTTCGCAAAGTGCACGTCAACTTCATCTACCCGTTCTAGAGTAGGCATATATGCTTCGACATCTGCATCATCGAAGTGGAGCAGTTCATTTAATGTTTGCATGGGAGGCCCAAGTTGATTACACGCGTATTAAATCATAGCTAAAAATTTTTGTATATATTTTTTTTACTATACCCCTTTTAAAAAGTGACGGGGGGTGTTTCTGTATGGATAGTTTGTTATAGACAAGTACCTTTTTATACCCCCCACCCCCTAATTATTATAAAAATTGTACATCGTTTGGCTGTGGCTTAGCGCAAGCGATGCCTGGGACTCCCATTAAAAAACGGGTGGGTCGGGGTATAGTGGGGTTGGCGGTAGCGGGCTTTAAAAGGTGCTAGAAGGCGCTAGAAGGCGCTAAAAGGCTTGACAAACTCACTAAATACTGTATAATTGTAATCACTCGGTAAGGCAACGGGTTTAACTAAAAGGAATTAATATCATGGCAACACCTAAACTAAAACCAAATGCAACACCTTCTGAATTCAATAATGCTATTGAAAGAATGAAAACGGAAAGCAAAAAACCAATGCAATACACCATTGAAAGTATTTTTAAAGGCGAGATTGTAAAATCAACACGCGCATTGTCAGTGCTAACATTAGACAATTACTTTAACAATGCAACCGATAGCATGGCATTAAATAGTGGGTTAACTGATTTATTGCTAGCAGGCAAGCCATTGCAATTTGACAGTGTAAAAGGCTTTTTAAATACGCTAAACGAAACAAGGGATAAAACCAAATACCCTAACCGCTTTCTTCGTTCAGATGTTAGCGCAACATGCCAAGCCATTGATTTATCGCTAGCAATCCGCAAGGCAAAATCCGGTGAATTGCTAACAACATGGAATGCTTCAGTAGAAGCCAAGCAAAAGGTAAACGAAGCAAATGCCAAGGCTAATGTATTGCTTAAGAAAAATGGTGCAACATTAAAACCTATCACTCGCACCATGCAACCCAGCTTGAAAGGTTTGAAGGATTTAGTAATTAAACCAAAAAAATCTAGTGCAGATGAATTGATAACGAAATATGTTAAATCCGCGCATGCCTTAATGGTGCAAACGAAAGACAAAAACCTAAATAAAATTGTGGCTCTAATGGCTTCAATGGGTATTGAAATAAACAAGCCGGAATAGCTCTTACATAAGAGGTTAAGCCACACCAGTTAATTCTGGTGTGGTTTTTTTTCGAGAACCAGTGTCAAAGGGGCAAGCGAGCCTGCGAGCGAGTGAACGAGGTTTGCTTTGTAACCGAGTGAACGAGCGAGCAGGCGAGCGACGACACTGGTTCCTGTGGGCTAGGGTTTTTAGCATGCGTGTATGGCGCACGAAATCCTCTTATATAAGAGCTTTTTCGATGTTAGTAGACACTTACTAGGCTGTATAACGCAAGCGCAGAGCCAATCGACACGAAAAATGTTCCAAAAGTCAAGCGAAAAGTTCTACGCGTTCTCGAACAGTTGCCTATTTTTTAAGCAATGTTCCAAGTTTTTGTAATGTTCCAAGCAATTTTGTAGCATGGAACATGGCTATAATCCACGACTGGCGTGGCACGGACAAAAGCGCGTGCAATGTTCCATCAATATATTACTATTAAGTTTATAAAAGATATATAAGCGCATTTTTGTGTTGGAACTTGGTCGCGGAGTGTGTTTTGCCAGTAATCTACTTTTCACTCTCAAAAAACATGGAACATTTGGAACATTTGGAACATTACTTATTATTCAAGCACTTACGCATAAGTTTTTTTGGAACATTGTTGGAACATTTGGAACATTACTACGAGTTCTCCCCACACCACTTCTCTATAACGAGTTTATAAACAACACATATCCATAACATGTTTAAAAACAAAACACCAAAAATAGACCCCGTAGATGGGAACATTTGGAACATGGAACGCACATCACGCTAAGTCATTGATTTTAAAGCGGAAGCTGGACGATGGGGGTTGACAAACGCTTCAAAGTGTGCTACAATGGAGTTGTTTTAAAGAAGTGGTTAAGTAGTTTAGTAGTTTTGGTGGTGGTGCTACGGCATTGCCCATCATGTGTATGCAGTCTTATTGGCAGGCTTTATTCTGTCATGCACATGATGCGCTTAGGCGACCTTGTTCTTTAATAATTTGGTGAGTATGCCCCCCAAATTCCTCTTATATAAGAGGTTTTTAATCCATGCGTTAGATACGCATACTGGCACGAACATACGAGAAACAGAAAAGTGCAATATACCCAAGCATGACGCAAAAGCTACGATGAAACCCTGCACTTTGCAGAGAATAGTAGTTCAACATCTCGTAATAAAAAAGTTCCGCTACTGTGTAGGCGGTAAAACAAGTAAGAGTTAAAAGTTACGACCAGTATTAAGTATCTGATAAGTGGTGCGACTGACGGGTGGCATACCGAATGGGAATGTGCATGGCATGAATACGAGCAGAGGTGGACGCGGTGTAATAGCCAACTCGCTTCATAACGCTTGAGCCTAAACACAATAAGATTAACTGACGAGCCTTGTATAGGCGAAACCGCACAGTGTGCGGTCTTAATCAATCCTCTTATATAAGAGCTTTTTAACGAAAGGAATAACGATGGCAACAGAAAATACAGACGAAGCAGTGCAGTTAGCAGTAGATAAGTTAGTAGGACTAAAAACCTACTATGTGTATGCGCGAGAGGAAGTAACCTACAAGGTAAAAATCCAAGCGCATGATGATGACGAGGCGTGGGAAATCGCACATGACCATGCCTATGGGCTTGACGACATAGTAGATGGCAATTACTTTGAAATTGATGCAGTAGAAGTAGAGGAAGAGCAAGTATTAGTTAATTCAACCAAAGGAGAAACAAAATGAATGGTATCAATAATGTAATAACACTAGCCGATGCGGCTTCAATCATCGCGGCAACAGGTGATGTAACGACAACAATCTTGTTAGGCGAGCCGGGAATTGGTAAGAGTTCAATCCGCCACGAGATACTAGCCAAACTTGGTTGGGGTGATGACCAATGCGTGTATCTAGACGCACCCTTGCTTGACTTCCCCGACTTCTACATGCCTAGCGTGGTAGATGGTGTAACACATAATGCCTATCATCAGCGTTGGCACTTGGACAGCGACAAGCCACAGCTATACATGGTGGACGAGATAGGCAAGATGTCGGGCGTTACCAAACCAATGATTACTAGGTTCTTGCTAGAACGCACAGTGTCAGACAAACCAATCCCTAAGGGTTCTATAGTATTTGCTACCAGTAACCTAACGACAGATGGTGTGGGCGATACATTCCAAGCACTGTTAAATAATCGTGTGCATGTCAATCATGTGAGTAAGCCGACCGCGCACGATGTGGTTGAGTTCGGGACTGCGCGAGGTATGAACGGAACGCTTGTGTATTTCATTGGTGAGAACCCCGAGGTGTGCGCTAGCTATGTGGACATGACAGAGGAGGAACGCAAGACCAATAAGTATGTGTTCAATCCTAACAGCAACACAGGCGCGTTTTGTTCCAATCGTAGCTTTTGGTTTGCTAGTAACACACTCAACATGATGGAGGCAGGCAAGCTAACTAGACCGCAAGCAATGGCGCATATATGTGGCGCGATAGGCGCACCTGCTACTGGTGAATTATGGGCAACAGTAGAGCTAGCAGACAGCCTACCTACTCGGTCATCTATATATAAGACACCCGACCAAGCGCGTGTGCCAGACAGCCTAGCTAGTCAGTTGTTGTTAGCTACTCGCCTAGCATCGGGGCTAGACAATGACAACGCAGACGCTACGACTACTTACATGTGCAGACTTGAGGCGGAGATACAAGCCGTAACAGGACGCATGATATTCAAAAGCAAGCCGACCATCGCTATGCGTAGTCAAGCAATGCGCGACTGGGTAACATCATTCACTAAGGAATTTATCTAATGGGGATTTCCTCTTATATAAGAGGATTTCAAGACCCAGTGTCAATCAAATAATAGGAGAACGAGATGGACAAAATCAACTTAAGCAATCAAGCAATACTATGCGAGCTAAACATCAGTGTGCCTAGCTTCCGCAAACTAGATAAGAAAGTTTCTAAAGAGGTAACGACAGCCAAAGGTGCGGACGACCAAGCAGGGCGTTTCAACAAGTCATTGTTCGCAGGCGTCGAGCAGTTAGAAAAGATACAGAAGTGGGTAGCCAACACTCGCGTGGAGTTCTACGCTAAGACATTGCCTTGGAATGATGGCGGTCAGCGTCTGTGTGATATCCGTAACTTCATACCAGTAAAGGACTGGCTAAACACTAAGGCTGGAGAGATGAGCCAGTTAGCCAATGACTTCGCAGTAATCTATCCGAGCTTGGTATCAGCGCAAGCGTTTCGTATGGGGACTATGTTCGACCGCAGTGAGTATCCCGATGCACACACTATCTTGGACAGGTTCAACTTCAAGTTCTGTTTCGTGCCGTTACCCGAACGCGGTGATTTCCGAGTAGATGTAGGGCATGACATTGCAGACGAGCTAAGCAAAGAGTATGCCCGAGTGTATGAGGAACGCACAGCACAGGCAATGGGCGACCTATGGGATAGATTGTATAAAGTTACTAAGCATATCAGCGAACGCTACGCGGATAACGAGGACGGTGGCAAGAAAAAGATATACGACAGCGTCTTAGATAACGCAGTAGAGCTATGCGAAATGCTCAAGGTAATGAATGTAACGAACGACCCCGACCTTGACTGGGCTAGACAGAAACTAGAGGAGGCACTGATGGGTGTTACGACTGACGACCTCAAGAGTTCTGATGGACTGCGTAATAAGGTAAAGGCTAGCGTTGATACCTTGCACGACAAATTGGGTTGGTAATCATGGCAAAGGTATCAGTAAAATCTGCCAACGATGTGCTTAAGTTATACGACTTAAAAATTGTAAGGGACGCACGGCAGTATTACATAATGCGTCCCACATGCATGGTGGAAAGCCCGATAACACTTGAGAAACACATTGACTTTCGTTTTGAAATGAGTCGGATTCAGCCATTAAGAAGGCGTCAACAAACGGTTGAAAATATTCTATTAGACATACTGAAAAATTTGGAATACTACAACCGCAAACTTTATATGCAAGCGTTATAAATTTCCTCTTATATAAGAGGATTACTAAGGAGATATATCATGGTTAAGAATATCAAAAAGCAATACATATCCATAATGGGTAACCCCGACTGGGTAGCAATGAGTGGTGTGTTGTGCTTCGGCACATGGAAAGTTGATGACACACCGACAGCATGCACTGATGGTAAGAATGTGTGGTATGGCGCAGAGTTCTGCAATGACTTGCCCGACCCCGAGCTACGCTTTCTTATCTTGCATGAGAACATGCACAAGATGGCACGACACATGTATGTATACAAAGCTATGCATACCTTAGATGGGCAACGCGCTAATGCCGCGTGTGATTACTGGATTAACGGTGAGCTTATCAAGCAAGATGCGCGTAAGGGTTTTATCAAGATGATTAAGGGTGGGCTATACAATCCTAAGTATTATGGTTGGACAGTTACCGCGATATTCAAAGACCTCGAGGGTAAGGAACAAGGCGACGATGAGGGTGGCGATGGCGGTGATGGTGGCGGTGGTCAAGGTGATAACCCTAAAGATAATAACGGTAACGAGATTACCGAGGGCTACCCTAAATCGGGTGGCACTGACGAACATGACTGGGAGGGTGGCGACCTATCCGATGACGAGAAAGCTAGCCTAGAGAAAGACATCGAGATTGCTATCCGACAAGGTAAGTCATTGGCAGGCAAGATGGACGGCAACCAATCACGACTATTCGACGGCATGCTTGACGGCAAGGTGGACTACAAGAAAGAGATGGCAGAGTTCCTCAAGCAAGTCATGGCAGGGCGCGACGAGAGCAGTTGGTCTAAGATTAACAGACGCATGTTCCATGTCGGTTACTTCCCTAGCGCAGTATCAACAACATGCGGACGACTTGCAGTGGGGATTGACGCATCGGGCAGTATCGGTGGCGACATCATAGCGCGTAGCATGGGTGAGGTTAAGAAGTTATGCATAGAGGTCAACCCTGCAGGGCTTGATGTGATTTGGTGGGATAACGAGGTGTGCAGTGTGCAGTCTTTCGAGCAGGGTCAGTATGACAATATCGACAATGTGCTACGCGCTAAGGGTGGTGGTGGCACTAGCCCACAGTGTGTTGCCGACTGGCTAACCGCTAACAAGACTATGAACCACGAGTGCTTGCTTATGATTAGCGATGGCTATGTGGATAGCTTCCCTGTGTTCGATATCCCATCACTATGGATAATGACTACGGACGTAGTAGCACCGCATGGTAAGACAGTGCGTATTAATGTAGAGGGGGACTTCTAATGACGCTACCTAAAAAAGCCCTCGAGGGGCTTAGCACATGGGCATTGTTGTTTGGTCAAGAGTATGTATCGTTCAACGACTTAGAGAATGCCAATCTACTTCGGTTCTTTATCCTAAACGAATACGCAGACAGTGAGTATTTACAACAAGGGTTTGCCCCACCACACACTACCTTTCGGTTAACCGATAAGGCACTACAAGCAATTAGGGAGGCAGTATGACTATCGACCCGAGTAGGTTTTTGAAATTGAAATGCGAGGGTGTTCCGTATAAGAACATAGCAAGACTTATACACAAGCGGACACATACCGTTAAATCATGGTTAGGAGTAACACATTATGAGCGACGCATCTACAAATAACGCAGAACCAGTGTCTGTGCCAAGTTACGAGGAATTTTGCGCTATGCAAGATGACGACTACGATTGGTGGGATTGGATATTAGATGACCAATGCACCTACCTCGACAATGAGTATGGGATTGACATTGAAAAGAAAGATGTATGTTTCGACCTGTATCGCAGAACCTGTGCGAGTAAGGGGACATTGCGACCTAATGCAAAGTTCTTTACAGAACACCACGATGTGCTTATGAACGCATCAGCAGTGATGACCGAGGTGCTACGCGAAGGACTGTATAGAGTTACATGGGACGCCTTACGCAATGAGAATGGGAATGACTATCGATTTGATGATGAGGTGTATGGGCATGATTATGTGTTTGCGACTGGACTATTTGTGGGGTTACCTATCAACGAGTTAATACAAGCCGAGGGCGCAAACAATGTTAGCCATTGGATAAAAACAGTTGAGGGCATAATTGACGACGCACATCACGACATAATCAAAACCCTTGAGTGTGAGGACGAATACCGTAAATCAACAGAGGAGTATGAGGAATGGATAAGAACGAACTATTAGCAGTAGGCAAGCTACTTGGATACGGCGTAGTAGCAAAACAAAATCCCCATGAACGAGGCACTTGGACATCATACATAAAGTATGAGGGACAGCAGGAGATGATAATTATATCGTCATCAGCAATGACCGAGGACAGCGCAATGGAACGTGGGTGGGATTGGGTAATTGAGGAACTAAATCAAGGGAGAACGATATGGGATATAGAAGCAGTGTAGCAATGATGGTAACAGGTGATGAAGCAATAATTGCTTCGATTGTAGCCAAAATGAAACTAACAATGCCCGAGATATTTGCTACTGACTACTGGGCAGAGGCGTTTACGTTTGGGGACGATTACATCAAGTTCGCAGTTCATGATGTCAAGTGGTATGACGGGTATGAGGACGTAGATAAGCTGGACAAATGGTATAAAGAAATTGAGGAGATGTATAACGAGGCTTCATCAACAGACGACCCAATGTCAAACCTTTGCGGTAAGTTCGTAAGGATAGGCGAGGACGTTGGGGATATTGAGGAGGAATATTTTGGTAACGATTATATAGACTCGCCGTATGTATCACGCACCATTGAATGGTATAACTAAAGGAGAATTATTATGTATGGATACAGATTAAATTCACATATCAGTAGCTTTGCTGATATAGAGAAACGATATGCAGAGGTCAAGCCTATTAGAGGGCAGACATGCCGACCGATAGACAACAGACGCAACAAGCACATGGAGATGATTAAGCACAGTGATGACAAATACTCATGCCGATTATATCGGACAGACTGTGTAACTTATTATAGGGACGGCACGGTTGAAGTTAACTGTGATAATTGGCATACACAATCAACAAAAGACTTTATCCAAGCATGCCTACCTAATTGGTGTAACGTATGGATGGTGCATAGCGCAATTCATGTAGTATTGAGCAACCCAATGAAACAATACCGTTTGGGTAGTTCCCCAATAACAATTAAAGATGGGGTAGTTACAGGCGCAGTGCATAACTATAAACAACTTGTGGATAAACCCCCTACTAAAATAAAACGTGGGCAGTATAAGGCGTTCATGGATTTTGCCCGTGTGTTTATAGATACATTGGGTATGGATATACCTAAGCCCGATAGAGATGCACCGATATGGCGTAACAATAGGTTTCTATCCAACCCCGAGGAGTATACCGAGAATGATTACATCGATGTGCTAGGTGCTTTGGCATACGACAGATGGTATGTAAGCCGCCCCCCAAAATCATACGAACAAATAAAAGCCATGCTATATAAAGCAGGGACTGTGTATCGTTCAATAGAGTTACCAATAGGAGAAATATCATGAAAAAGTATGAGATTGAGTATGAAGTAAGCAATCTATTTGGCAAAAGGTCTGAAAGACTGATAACACTTCAGCCTATTAACTCGGACAGTGCGTTTAATGCCGTAGCCATGCTCGCCCAACGCATAGGCGATAGCCACAGAAACATTATTGATATATTTAATGTAAAGGAACTACCATGAAAGATAAAACAGAGCAGGCAGTAGACAAACTTATGGGTATCAGAACCTATACTGTTGCGGTGCGGATGACAGGCTATTACAACATAGTAGTTAAGGCCGATGACCGAGATACAGCCGAGCAGTTAGCACAAGACCACATATACACATGGGAGGACTTGAGTTATCAAGGTGATGTAGAGATTGACCACATAGAGGAGATAGAGTATGACTAATGACCAATTAGATGTAGTAGTTTTTTGGGTATGTGTAGTGATAGCAGTAGTAGTTGTTTACTTTAACTTAGGAGGATAGAAATGGCACACATGAAACAAACTGAAACAGGGGTATGGTATCTATCAGATGATTGGCACATCGAGGACGTGCAGAATGTTCGCCCCGACTTAGATGAAGACCAATGCATTCACGTATTGGAAATAATGGGGTCTAATTTTGACGCAAATGACGGTATTAACTGGGATGTGATTAGATATACCGCAGACAATTTATACCCAACAACAGAGGAGAACGACGATGATTAGAGTAAGAGCAACATGGTATGCACAATCAGAGGAACAAGCGACTGAGATGATAAAAGACATGGTTGAGAAATACTTAGTAGGTGTTAGCTACAAGACTGAGGAAGTAGAGGAGGACGACGACGATGATGATTAAATAAATTTGACATGCATAAATTAACGGCATACCATTTAAGACCAATGACAGAGTAGCTGTCTATAAAGGAGAGTATCGTGTGCTAGAAATTCATTTACCCCGAGAGGATGAGCAACTTAAGCTCATCAAAGTAATTGAGTATAAAGAAGGACAGGTAGCATCAACAACCGAGTATGCAACCGAGGACAATTTGCCCGAGGATATACATGTGAAGCTATCAGCATTAAAACTAGTGACCCCGCCCGATGACATAAACAATATAGGGCAACGGGTCAATGACGTAGTATTTTGGATTTATGACTAATCAATAACGGAGAATCAAAAATGAAAACAATTAAATTAAGTAGGTCAGCACGAGTAAGAAACATCTTATACAAAAACCCTAACCTGCAGGCTAAGGAAATTGCAGAAAAGGCTAATTGTGATATTGGTCTGGTGTATACAGTCAAGTCAGCAATGAAAAAAGCAAGCACCTTAACCGACCTTGCATATGCAGTAACCAAAGGGCGTAGCAAGTTAGCGCAGTTAATGGATAGCCTACCTACGCAGAACCCTAAGCTACCTATCCGCATGAAGCAACCCATAGACATGGTAAACAGCCCACCACACTACACCGTAGGGGGTATTGAAACGATTGACTTTATCAAAGCCAAGCTATCGGCAGACGAGTATCGTGGTTATCTTATGGGCAACTGCATCAAATACTCAAGCAGGCTAGGTCATAAGCTCGGGTCAGTAGATGCGGGCAAGTTAGCGTGGTATGCCAATAAATTAGAGGGAGTGTGATATGGTCACTGAGAAACAAGCGATGATGGACAGGCTTGTCAATGCGCAGTTATTGATATCCACTGCATACAACTCAAGCTATTGCTCAGACCACAAATCAATCGCCGACAATCTATCGTTGGCGGACACCCTAATACAAGACTCGATTGAGGAACTGGAGGCAGACGATGAACTATAGACCGAACTACCATGAGGATAACTATCGCTTTAGGCGCACCGATGCATGGACAGGTGCAGAGTTTGCCGATGAGCCACAACACACCAACAGGGGTGGGGTAATGATTGCCCTATTCATTGCGGTTCTACTGGGGCTAGCATGGACAACGTAGCCACATTTATACCAACGGTCGACCTTGATAAAATACGATTGGAATTATACACCGAAGTATTGCAAGGCGACCGTACTGGCAAAAGTCTGGTTGCACAGGGTTTTTCTAGGGATGACATAAAGACATGCATGAAATTGCTAGTCGAGCAGGGATTGGTATTCAAGTATGGAGTGGGTAGTAATACTTACTTTACGGTAACCGAGCGTGAGGGGGACGATACACCATACGCAAGGAAACCTACCATAGTCGACGTACCAGTGTCATTCAGAGAAAACCCTGCGCTTGCGTTACGCATGGGATATACCGACATTGCGCCCCCCACTGAAGACATTGTTGTAAATAAACGAGTGCTTACCTCGGTTCGATTTGTTAAGGAACTTGCAAGACGAGTCAAACCTTGGTAAGTATAAATACACATTAGGAGAATGAAATGTTACCTGCATTTTATGCACAGGCATTAAAAGAAGTACAAAAAACAGACAGTCATATTCCTGCAACGGCAAGAGAAACCGCAGGGTCATCACCAACCCGCATTGAAATGATTGATGCCATAGTAACTCAAGCTAGAAGCACCCACCCGCATCTGTTCGTAACTAAGGACGAGGAAGCCAATCGGTATCGCCTTTCTAAAGGGAGAAACAAAATATGATGCGTAACCCAAAGGCTTTACATGTAGACTTTCGGGACTTGATTGGAGTTATGGGTAAGATACTACCATCAAACGTGGATATGATAGTAGAGCGCAATGGGTATTTTTTGGTAGGTGAGTGGAAGCGAGCGGGTGAAGACCTTAGCATAGGGCAGAGTATTTTACTTAAGCAACTTGCTAAGATTGACGACAAGTTTGTGGTGCTTATCATTCAAGGGCATACGGACGAGGGAGTCATGGTCATTGACAAGTTTTGGCGAATGGGCAATGATGGAATAATCCGCGCTTTAGGTGACACCGTTGAGAAGTTTAAGAAGTTTTTAGTACATTGGAAAAATGGGGTAGAGAAATTATGACACAAGGTGCAGGAATACCACTAACAGACGCAGAAATACGCGGCACACTAACGGCTATGCACGAGGGGCTACTAGGTATGCAGGCTAGGCTCGACGACCACCAAAAAGTAATCGAGCAGTTGATGTTGGTAATGCAGAACATGACCGCAGGGCAAGTACCCAACGGCTTTAGACAACCAAAGAAAGGACACTAACATGTCAAACAAACGAACAATGCCAAGATGGGTATGGTGGAAAAAGGGCGAGTGTGTGATTGAGGTAATTAAAACAGGACACTTTCCAACATCTATTATAGGCAAGCTACCTAGCGGTAAAGAATCCGAGATAGATATCGACGAGCTAGACTTACACAACGAAGGAGTAGAAGTATGAAATTAACACTAGAGTTTGATGATGAAGGTGCAGTGTACGAACTGATGGACTCAATCGTGCTGACGCATTTGAAAAGCACTAAAAAATCAATACAGGAATTTGACCCACTGATACAAGCGGACGCAGATTATGACGCAAACATCATAGCCGCAATCGATGTACTTATTAAGTACTTATCAGTAGCAAGTGAAGAATAAATGCAAGTCTTAATCGAATACATTCAGTGCTATTGGCAAGCGTTTGGGTTAGGCGTGATGTTTGCCGTATCAGTACAGTATATAAAGGAGAAGCATAATGCCGTGTAATCAAAATTGTGAGCAAGGTCGTAAGTGTGACTGCGACCGTAGTGGAGATAGAGCCGTAGTAATTGTAGCAACATTGCTACTTATCTGTATTGTTTCTATGGGTTATGGGGTATACAAACTAATGCATGGAAACAAAGGGCAAGAGTGCGCTGTGACTTTGCAGTTTGGTAATGGTGTAAAGGCTACTTACCTTGGAGAAAGTGTATGAAACA